CGTCGACAAAGGTGGGGTGTGTAATCGTCAATGATGATAACGTCATCTTGTCGACGGGTTTTAATGGCTTTCCTCGTGGCATTGAAGAAGATTGGAAAGATCGTTGGAAGCGTCCAGAAAAGTATCACTGGGTTGAACACGCAGAAAGAAACGCAATCTTCAATGCTGCTCGAGTTGGTGTTTCACTCAACAACTCAAGAGCATATCTAAACTGGGAACCAAAGCCATGCGCTGATTGCACACGCGCATTGATCCAAGCAGGAATCAAGGAAGTCATTGGTCCGAATCGTCCATGGAAAGGAGTCGGTGCTGGAAAGCATTACTCGATCGACCACGCGGAAACCATGCTGCGTGAAGCAGGAGTCCGAATACGCTATTTCGACCTGCCCCCAGAACTAGGGGAACCCCCATTCTAGGACCGCTCTCTCGGCTCTCTCCTCGGTCTCTCGGGGGGCACGTAAGTTATTGATTTTACAAGAAATTCTTCTGTTGTAAATTCGAGTGTTTTATACGATAATTGTTGTATGATACATGAAATTGAAAAAAACCCAGCGGCGTATAGGTTAGCCACAATCACTTCAATTAAAAGTCTAAAATTCGACGCAATGCGCCTCGGATTCGACTGGCCAACAGACCCAGACTACGACAATGCGTCACTCAGTGAATTAGGCGCATTTCAGTCTGAGGTGCTAGAATACATCATGGATAACTGGGACAATTACACAGGTCCGTATCCCACGGAGGATCAGCAGTGAAATTCTACCATTTCATCGATGCGCAAAACGACAAGTTTGGCAATCGCCATACGCTCTGGCACACAGGGAATTACTGTTACGAAATCGAGTGTCGTTCGACAGGCAACAAAATCTCCCTGGAAAATACATCCTTCGAGGAAGCCAAAGAAGCCTTCCGAGAGGTGCTCGTAAGTTATTGATTTTATTCGACTTTTTCCTGTTGTGTTTTACGCTAGGAAATGTTATAATAGTCTTATGAAATGTGAAAACACTGTGAAAATTGGTGACGTCGTCAAGTCTCTTGACTTCGTTGGTCATAATGATTGCTATCGCATTGGCGTGGTTGTCGCCGTTTATAAAAACGGCACTTTTTGCGCTGAGACTGCCAAGCGTGTTTGGCAGGGTAAGGTTGATCTCTCCTTCCCGCGCGAAGAATTCTACGCTCCGCTTCCTGGCAATCATTTCTTTGATGATCTCGCTAATGTTGAGCCTCGCGTGCAGGTGATTGCCTAATGAAAACTCCCTACTATGGAATGTTCACGGACGAAGGCAATGCTGCAGTCCACAATATTGTTACTACAGCACATCTGCTTGATATCTGTTGGATAGAAGTATTGCAGATGTTGGAGAAACTCAGCAAGGTCAAAGGTTTCGAGGAAGCCAGCGACACTGCGGTTCGCGAAGAAGTTTCGTTTGTTCTTTATGAGGAAATGCACAATGCGTCTTGATCGTGGTCACGGTAGTCCGTATGATCGTGGTTCTGCCGACAGTTACTATCAGCGATCGTTTCGTCCGCACTATTTCGTGGGCGACACTTATAAATCTGATGAGATTCAGCAGTCAGAAATGACTCTCGAAGAGTGTCAGGAATATATTCGTGGCTGGCAGGACAATCAAGCCAGTGGTAATTTCAAGGACTGGGGTTGATATGAAAAAGCAAACAGAAACATTGTTGAGTGAAGCGATTGATTTGGTGAATGCTGCTGATCATGTTCTTGCGAACACGATGACGCAGTATGATCTGAGTGCGAAGGATTGTTATAATCTTGCTGAGAAACTTGAGCGTGCGTGTCATATGCTCTTGGTGATTGGTGATCGCAAGACGCAGCAGGATCTGAATACCATTCCGATGGGTGAAGGAGTGCCGTTTTAATATGGGATATTTCAAAGACATTGCGATTGATATCGTTACGATGTATCGCGAAGATGGTATGAAGGAAGCAGAGATTGCGAAGTCTCTTGGTCTTTCGCTGACGCAGGTTCATGATGTTCTTGCTGCTTATGAGAGTGGCGATATGGATTACAGCGAGACTGATGGTGATGTTGTTTCTTATGATGATCTGGTGTTTGATCCAGGTGATGTTGATTACAATGCGGAGCACTACTAATGACTGACATGGCAAGAATTGTTGAATTGAGCCGTCAACTCGAAGAGTTGGGTTGCGCTGTTGTAATCTTTACAGAGGAAGAACTGCGTGGCGTTCGTGCTGATTATGTTCAAGATCGTTTGATCGAACTTGGTTGGGATGTCATTGACACTCTTGCTCATGATATCGAGACAGAACGATTGGCTCCACCGACTGATGAGGATTGGAACTGGGCAATCAAATGAATGATCCACATTTGACATTCATCGTAGGCTTTCTTTTTGGTCTGATTGCAGGTATACTAGTCTGTATTCCTGCAAAACGAAAGGGGAGATACTATTATGATAAGTGAATATCGTCGTTCTATTCTTGCACCAAGGACAAGAGTTCCGTTTGATGCGAGCAATCGCAAACATATGCTTGATTTTGCAAGGTTTGTGAAATATAATAGTTGGAGAGAAGGTTGCTCTTATTTCTTGGAAGATCCATACTCGGATATTCCTACGATGATTCGAGCCAAGATTGCTGATCATACTTTGTCTAAACTTGTGGAGAAAGTCTAATGAGTGAAGGTGATTTTGAAGTGATGCCGAGAGGCACAATGGAAGAGTTGCGTGTGTTGCGCAAGTTTGTAAATGAAATGATTGCACTAACTGCAATTCATGACATGCCTGTGCCTTATGAAATGCGCGCAAAGATTAACGAAGTTAGTCGCTTCTATAACGAACATGTAGAAACTTATCCGCTATGATGATCTATTGCGCTGCGCGTTTCAAACCCAAAAAGAAACGCAAAGCAAAAGGTGAAGTTGCTCGAAAGTATCGGCGCTCGGAAGCAGTTTCTGGTGTGTTGAGTATTCCGAGTCTTTCATATGGACATCGTGTTGGTGCTGGCGATGCGCGAAAACTTGAGTCGCTGAACTCTGATCGTATCTTTACAGAAAAAAGAGAGAGCCTGAAATACACAGGCACTTTGGTGAAGGGTATTGCTACGATGCACAAGTCGAACGCAGTGCCAGTTATCAATGAAGAGCAGATGCAAGATATCTCGAGAATGCGACGCGGATGATCGGTCGTATTCTCTGTTTCTTTGGTCTGCATAAATGGGAAGGATTGTGGCGAGAAAGTCGTTGCAGTTACTATCCCTTTGACATCCTTGTAAACAAAACTTGCAAACGATGCGGGAAAGTGGTTGTCCCGAAACAACCAAGTCGTCCATCTGATGAGGAATAATTTATGAGTATTCGTTCAAAGGCTATTGTTGAAACGCTGAAGTCACTTGCATTTGTGACTGTTGTTGGTGTTGGTTGGTATATTCTTCTTGAGATTCTTGGTCTCCGATTGGGATTGATTCTCATGCTTGTGAGCATGATGGGTTGGTTTGCTTGGTTGATATATGATTATTATGTCAACAAGTTTACTGTCGAAGAAAAGTTCAAACTTTGATCAGTCCCTGTAAAGGGATTTGCAAACTAGACACCCAACGTGAATATTGCGTTGGGTGTTTTCGCACAAAAGAAGAGATAACTGTTTGGACAAAGTTGCCTTTGTCAGAGCAGGAGCGTATAATAGAAGAATGCAGGCAACGTGAATATATACAACGTGATTATCAAAATAATATTTTATAGGTGACTTATGTCAAGAATGATATTTGAATTTGAAGGTGAGATTTCTAGAGGTTCTTTTTATGATCGAAACTCTACAAAGTCTGTTACTATGCAGTTGAATGATGATGATCTGAGCGTTCATGAAATTCTAAATGAGTTTCAAAACTTTCTTTCTGCTGCTGGCTATAAATTTGAAGAAGGTGCAGAGTTGATCATTTCCAGTAAGAATGATGATTGGAATGATTCTTGGAGCACTGGCTCATGGAACGAAGAAGATGAAGTTAGAAGTAACCTTGATCTTGTTGATGCGCAGAAAAATTCAAAGTATAATTTCAGCGATGAAGAAGTCAACGCTGAAGTGATTCGAATTCGCGACAGCACTCCAGGATTGAGCGAGGAAGCATATGAACTTGCCGCATATCACAATCTTGCCAAGAAAGCAGACGAAGGAGTGTAATCATGCCAGCCAAAACAGGAACAAAAGGTTTCGGAAAGGGTCGTGCTAAACTCGGTTCAAAGAAACGACAGGCTCGAAGAAAAAAGAAAAAGTAATTATGAAGATCTCTATCGGTAAATATCCGAAGAAAGGTGAACAGAAAAAGTCTATTCGCATTGATTCATGGGATACATGGAACATGGCGCATACTCTTGCTGACATCATTCATCCGATGCTCAGGCAGTTGCACAAAACCAATCATGGTGCACCATATACCGATGACGAAGATGTGCCTGAGCATCTTCGTTCTACCAACGCAAAACCAAAGAAGAACGAATGGGATACTGACTCCAATCACTTCAAGCGTTGGGACTGGATCATGAAAGAGATGATTTGGGCATTTGGCGAACTTGCCAAAGACCGTGACCCAAATTTCTGTATCAAGAAAGGCAAACACAAGTGGGTCAAGAAGGAAGGTCAAGATTGGAGCGAGATGATAACTCTTGTTGAGCCAGTTTATGATACCGAAAAAGCCAAAGCATACTATGCTCGCAAGAAAAATGCCTTTCGTTTGTTTGGCAAATACTATGAGAATCTTTGGGATTAATTATGCAACCAGAAGTAAAAGTCCACGTTACTAGAAACGGAACTCAATATGCTTTGTTCGCTCAGACAGAAATTATTTCTGATGAGATTCGACGAAACCAATATTGGAACACCTACAACTTAGAAATTGCAGATATAGTTTTAAGCGAAAATAAGGGCAACAGAGTTATTGATGTTGGTTCTGGTCTCGGTGGATTCACTGTGCCGCTCGCAATCAAATACATGAAGAGTCATATCTTCGAGGCATTTGAGCCAGTTCCTGCCATCAATCAGCAATTGAATGCAAATGCGCTGCTGAATAGACTATACAATGTTCGTTGCTATAGATTTGGTGTTGCAGATCGAAATGAGGTCATTGATCATGCCATTTTCGATCTTGCTGCTGTGAATCATGGTGCATTTTCTTTTTTGATCGATAGTTATACAAATAGAAATATTCCAGTTCCAAATGAGATCGATGTTTACGAATTACGAACTCTAGATGATTTTAGATTTGGTAATGTTGCTCTAGTCAAGATCACAGTTTCTGGAATGGAACTGGAAGTGCTTAAAGGTTCAGGAAAGATTATAGAGAATAATCAGACTCCTCCTCTCATGATTGAATGTTGGAATGATGACTGGTATAAAGAAAGAAAAGATGCTATGATTGAAGTTCTTCAGCAATACGGATACAAACAGGTATTGGTTCGAAGAGGATTCATTTATGCTTTCAACGACATCAATTTGTCTAAGAAAGTTGAGCAGAGATTGAGCGAACAAGTTCCTGGCAGCAAGGTGATGTTCAAGTGAAAGTCTCTGTCATCACACCAACCACAGGCAACCCATATCTTGCAGAATGCATTGCATCTGTAAGAGCGCAAACATACCAAAATATCGAGCACATTGTAGTTGTTGATGGTAAAGAACGTTGGAATAAGGCAGACGAAATCTTATTGGCTTCTGAATTCCCAAATGGAATGAATGAACATGTCTGCATTTTACCCTACCCTACAGGCACTAATCGTTACAACGGTCACCGTGTGTATGGTGCTGCTACTTATTTCGCAGATGGCGATTATCATATTTGGTTAGATGATGACAATGTTCTAGAACCAACTCATATAGAAAGTCTCATAAAAATTGTTCAAGAAAAGAAACTCGATTGGGCTTTTTCGTTTAGAAAGATTATAGATAAAGATAGCAATGTAATCTGTTTAGATGATTGTGAGAGTCTTGGTTTATGGCATTCTATTCTCAGTCCACAAGATTTCTTTGTTGACGTCAATTGTTATTTTGTCAAGAAAGAAGTGGCAGTTGGCATGAGTCCAGTTTGGTATCGCAAATTTCGCGAGCCAGGTCAGATGGAAATCGATCGAGCCATTGCATCAATACTAATGGGAAAACAAAACAATCTAAAGTATGATTGCACTCGCGACTATACAGTGAAATATCGAGTTGGTAATACAGGACTCTCCGTACAGGGAGAGTTTTTCCTTCGTGGAAACCAAGCGATGTTGCAATTGCATAATAACAAATTACCATGGAAAAATCATGGCTAAAACAATAAGCGATAAAATCCATGGAATTGGAACTGACATCTTTCAAGATCTAGATGTTCTAGAGAAAGATACTCAGGGATGGTCGAGCACAGGAGAGAGTTTCAGCGAAGCAATCAAAAAACTCAAACCTAAAACAATCATTGAAGTGGGAACTTGGAAAGGTGCCTCTGCCATAAACATGGCAAAACTTACTTTGGCTGAGGGTGTTCGAGATGTTGAACTTGAAGTTATTTGCGTTGACACATTTCTCGGTTCATATGAACACTATTGCACTATGGGAACATTTGATCTTCTAGAAACTAGAAAAAATGGTCGTCCAAAAATCTATGATCAATTCTTATCAAACATTGTTCATGAGAAACTACAAGATGTGATCACGCCATTTCCAGTCGACTCTGGTAATGGTGCTCTTGCGTTGAAGCATTGGGGTGTGCAAGCCGATTTGATTTATATTGATGCTGCTCATGACTACGAATATGTAAAGATCGATTTGTTTCGATATTCAGAAGTTTTGAGAGAGGGTGGATATATGATCATTGACGATTGGCACCACAACCCAATCAAGGTTGCTGCAAAAGAAGTATTTGGTGATAAGGTTGTAGACTTTCATGGGAAGGCTGCATGGATCAAGTAAAAAAATATGTTGAGAGAGTTGAGTCTGCTCTCAAATGCGCTAATGATAATCAGACAAAGTTGACAGAAAAGCAAATCAGTGAAGTCAAAGGATTATCTGGAAAAAAGATTCGAATTCTTCTAAATGAACTTGTGAAAGATGATACCAACTATCTAGAGGTTGGCACATTTACAGGCTCTACATTTATCAATGCAATGTATGGCAACAAGCCAAAATCTGCATTCGTAGTTGATTCATTCTCGGCAAAAGATAGTTGGGAAATGGATATGAAAGTGGACGTTGAGTATTCTGGAATCAATGTCAAGAATGGACTATTTCTATATTTTCTAGACAACTGCGAAGATAATGGCATCACAAACTTTACCTGCATACAAGGCGACTGTTTCGATCTTCTTCCGCCAGACAAGTTCGACATTCGTGATATCAACACGTATCTGTTCGATGCAGGACATACAAAAGAAGATCACACTCAAGCAATCACATACTATGTGAATTCTTTATCAGATGTATTCATTTATATTGTCGATGATTGGAATACAGAAGCGGTCCGCGAAGGAACTCGATTGGGATTTGAATCGGCATATGTCAAAGTTCATAAAGAATGGGAAATATTCGGCAACACTCAAAAAGTAAATGATGAAATTCACTATGATCCAGATTGGTGGAATGGCTATTATATTGCTGTCTGCGAAAAGCCATATGGATTTGTATATCCTGAAGAAGAAATTGATATCAAGCCTTTGTGGATAACAATTTCAGGAACTATTGGAGAAACATAATGAACCCATGTATCGCATCTATATTCATGAACAATATTGATCAAAAACTTGTTGCTCTACAGAAACAAGTTGTTGAGAAATATAATGTATCAAAGATTCCACACTATCATGTATACACAGAGGCACCTCCTGGCTATACAATGGATAAACTTGTTGATATGCTCGAACAAAAAGGGCATGATGCAATTATGTTCTTGGACATTGATTGTTTGCCTCTGGAAAATAATGCACTCAATTACTTTTTCGAAAGAGCATATATGGGGAAGGTGATTGGCTCTGCACAGCGAAGCAATCATATACAGAATGATCAACATGTTTTCTGCGCACCACATAACGTAACATTCACTGTTGAAATGTATCGTAAACTTGGCAATCCTTCGTTTATGCCAAACTATCGTGGTGATGTTGCAGAAGAATTGACTTTTAGAGCCAGAGAGAGTAATATACCTATTGAGATCTTGATGCCGCTGCGTTATGATGCACCGCCAATTCGTATGGATTGGGAACCAAAGGATGCACCACCATACTGGGATCTTGCTGATGGTATGCCGAAGTATGGCATCGGCACAACATTTGGTCTTACAAATAGAGATGGTACAACAATGGATTTGTTCTGGCATATGTACCAAAGTTTTCATCCAGGACAAAACGAAAGATTTACAAAGAAGTGTGAGGAATTACTCAATGGCTAATCGTAGTGACTTTTTTAGTGCAAAACTTCCACGCAGCATCAAGCGCATGCTTACAATGGGTCAAGTTTATAACTTTACTGGTGATCAACATGCACGTGGTGATCTTCGTCGATCAATGATAAATGCTCACGCCAATCATGTTGGCTTCAAGATGAAGCGACATAATACTGAAAATCGTGATGCAGGTGATAGTGAATAATGCACTCTCTCAGAGAACTAAATGACTTTATGGTCTCTAAAGAAATAGAGATCAAAGAGTTTGGTGGTTGGTATATCAAAGTTGGCAAAGATACTTGGACAATGGCACATGATGTTTTTTATCGAAACGGATTGCCGCAAAGTCTGAGAGAAAAAGATTTATTTGATAATTACAAAAGGAAGAAACAAAATGTCGAACATCAAAGCACTGAAACTCGTAAGTGGCGAGGAATTAGTAGTAGAAATTACAAATGAAGAAGGGGATCTAATCACCTTCAAGAATCCTGTTGCTTGCGTAATGCAACGTCGACAGGATGGTCCTGCTCTTGGATTTATGCCTTGGATGCAAGCCGCTGATGGTCCTTTCACAATCAGTCGTGACAAGATTATTACTGCTGGTGATGTTGCCGAGGAAGTGAAAAACGGGTATAATCAGATCTTCGGTGCAGGAATTGTCGTTCCTCCCAAGGATTTGATTTTGGGGTAATATGTCCGATTTTTATACTAACATCTGCGTCTCTGGAAAGTTTATTCTCTTCAGAGGCGTAGAGAATGATAGAAGGGTCAGACGGAAGGTTGAATTCCGTCCGACCTTTTTTCTTTCCAGCCAAGAAAAGTCTGAGTATACAACTCTTGCTGGTGAGTATGTGAAACCAATTCAGCCAGGAACAATTCCTGAGTGTCGTGAATTCTTAGAGAGGTACGAAAGTGTCGACAATTTTCCTGTTTTTGGGAATAATCGCTATGAGTATGCTTATATTGCTGATGAGTATCCTGACGATATTCTTTGGGATGTCAGTAAAATACTTATTGCCTATCTTGATATCGAAGTTGGATCCGAAAACGGATTTCCAGAACCAAGAGATGCAAACGAATCAATCACAGCAATCTCTATCAAAGTCAAGGGTAATTATTTTGTGTTTGGTTGCGGCGATTATAACAAGCATCGTGACGACGTGCACTATGCAAAGTGTCGCGATGAGTCCGACCTTATACGAAGATTCCTCGACTTATGGACAAGATGGCATCCAGATGTAGTCACTGGTTGGAACGTCGAGCAATTCGATATTCCATATCTTACGAATCGTATCACCAAACTCTTTGGTGAAGATGAAGCCAAGAAACTTTCTCCTTGGAATCGTATCAGCAAACGCGATACTGTGATGATGAATCGTCCTGTGCAGTTCTATGATATTTCTGGAATTGCAATTCTTGATTACATTCAACTCTATCGCAAGTTTACTTATTCACAGCAAGAGTCGTACAGACTAGACAATATTGCTCACGTTGAGTTGGGTGAAAAGAAATTAGATTACTCTGAATTCGAAACGCTGCACCAACTCTACAAGCACGACTATCAAAAATTCATTGAGTATAACATCAAGGATGTCGAGTTGGTCGAGAAACTCGAAGACAAGATGAAGTTGATTGAGTTGGCGTTGACTCTTGCTTATGACAACAAAGTAAACTACGATGATGTGTTCACGCAGGTTCGTATGTGGGACGCGATTGTCTACAATTACTTGTTGAAGAAAAAGATTGTCATCCCTCAAATGAAGAAGGGATCAAAGAGTTCGCAGTATGAAGGTGCTTATGTTAAGGATCCAATCCTTGGCATGCACGAATGGGTTGCGTCATTTGACTTGAACAGTCTGTATCCGCACTTGATCATGCAGTATAACATTTCGATGGAGACTTTGATTGAACCAACGAAGTATACTGATAACATGCGTGGCTTTATTCAGAACTGTAATGCTAACGTTGAAAATCTACTCAATCAAGAAGTTGACACTGCAATTCTAAAAGATCTTGGTGTAACTGTAACACCAAATGGTCAGCTGTTTCATGTGAACAAGGGTCAAGGTGTTCTGCCTGAGATTATGGATAGCATGTACAAAGACCGCACACGCTATAAGAAGTTGGCAATTGAAGCCAAGAAGAAAATCGAAACTGTTCTTGAAGATAAGAATCAAGTGCAGTATCTCGAGAAACAAGTCGCGCGATATAATAATCTTCAGTTGGCAAAGAAAGTTACTCTGAACTCTGCTTACGGTGCACTTGGCAATCAATACTTCCGCTTCTTTGATATTCGTATCGCCGAGGGCATTACTACAGCAGGTCAGTTGTCTATTCGTTGGATTGAAAAGAAGATCAACGAGTATATGAACAAACTTCTCAAGACTCAAGATGAAGATTATGTGATTGCTTCGGATACCGATTCGATCTATCTGAATATGGGTCCATTGGTCAAGAAGTTGTATCCGAATGTTGATGACACTAAAAAAGTTATCAAGTTTATGGATAAGGTTTGCGATGATAAGATTCAACCGTTCATTGATGCATCGTATGAAGAACTGAAAGAATATGTCAATGCGTATCAGCAGCGCATGGAAATGAAGCGTGAGTCTCTTGCAGACAAAGCAATCTGGACTGCGAAGAAACGATATATTCTCAACGTGTATAACAGCGAAGGTGTGGCGTATGCCAAACCTAAACTCAAGATCATGGGTCTTGAGGCTGTCAAATCTTCTACACCGTCTGCTTGTCGCACGAAGATTAAAGAAGCAATCAATATTATCATGACCCAAACTCAAGATGATTTGCATAAGTTCATTGATAAGTTTCGTGTAGAGTTCAGAAAATTGCCTGTTGAAGATATCTCATTCCCAAGATCGGTAAATGGTCTTGGTGAGTATGGTGATTCTGCAAGTATCTTCAAGAAGGGTACACCAATTCATGTCAAGGGTGCTCTCGTTTACAATCACTTCTTGCGTGAACTGAATCTCACAAAACGATACCAGCAAATTCAAGAGGGTGAGAAGATCAAGTTTGTTTATCTCAAGCAACCAAATATCTTCAACAACAACACTCTTGCATTTTTGTCTGGTTTACCAAAGCAACTGGGTGCTGAGCAATATATTGATTATGACTTACAATTTGATAAGTCATTTCTTGAGCCTCTTGATATCATTTTATCTGCTATTGATTGGCAAAGTGAAAAGGTTGATTCACTAGATTGCTTTTTTGAATAAAATGTTTTATAATAGATTAGTCCCCAAACGGAGAAATACACATGAGTTTGCTTGAAAAACTAAAGAAGAATACGACAATCAAAGACACTGCGATTCTTGCCAAGTCTAAGTTCTTTGCTGCAAAGGATATGATTCAGACCAGCATTCCTGTAGTGAATGTTGCGTTCTCTGGTGATCTTGATGGAGGCTTCACTCCTGGTCTCACGATGTGGGCTGGTCCGAGTAAGCACTTCAAGACTGCATTCAGTCTCTTGATGGCAAAGGCATATCAAGACAAGTATCCTGACTCAGTTGTTCTGTTCTACGACTCTGAGTTCGGCACTCCACAAAACTATTTCACTTCGTTTGGTATTGATACCGATCGCGTTGTTCATACTCCGATTACGGACGTTGAGCAGTTGAAGTTTGATATTATGCAGCAGTTGAGTAACATCGAGCGCGGCGAGCGCGTGATGATTGTTATCGACTCTATCGGTAACTTGGCTTCGAAGAAAGAAGTTGAGGATGCGATGGATGGCAAGTCAGTCGCTGACATGAGTCGTGCAAAGCAAATTAAATCCCTGTTCCGTATGGTGACACCACACCTTACACTAAAGGACATTCCTATGGTCGTAGTAAATCACACCTACAAGGAAATAGGTTTGTATCCCAAGGATATTGTTGGTGGCGGAACAGGTTCTTATTACTCGGCTGATAACATTTACATCCTTGGTCGTCAGCAAGAAAAAGAAGGCACTGATCTAATTGGTTATAACTTTATTATCAATGTAGAAAAATCTCGTTATGTTCGTGAGAAAGCCAAGATTCCAGTCACTGTTCGTTTCGATGGTGGCATTTCTAAGTACAGTGGTCTTCTTGACATGGCACTTGAGTCTGGTCATGTTACGAAGCCAAATGTAGGTTGGTATGCCAAAGTGAATACTGCAACTGGTGAAGTTGATAGTAAGAAGTGGCGTTTGGCTGATACTGAGTGCGCAGAGTTCTGGGATCCTATTCTTGCTGATGAAAAATTCAAAGAGTGGGTCTGTAGTAACTACCAGTTCAGTGCAGCAGTGGCTGGCAATTTGATTGATGAGGTTGTAGACGATGGTCATGAATAAAATTCAAGATCTTATTGCCAAATGTGAGTTTTGGTATGCTCGAAAGTTCATCACACTCGAAAAACATTATACGTTCTTTTTAGATTTAAATGGTCCACCTGGATCATTTGCGGTTAAATTATTAGGAAAGTATGATGGTGTAATTGTTGAGTACACTAATGTTACAGTTGGTGAAAATGGATTGTTGACTTTTGATTTTGATATTATATCGAATGTTAATAATTGTGATGTGAAGTCAAGAAGTTTTATTCGCTTTACTCAAAACGTAATGCGTAGTATGATTTATAATGCTATAAAAAATCTAGAGAAGGATTTTAATGAAAACGGAAAACTTGATCTTGTCGAATCTGATTCGGAACGAGACTTATATGAGGAAGTCTCTGCCATTTCTGAAGAAGGAGTATCTGACCGAAAGCCACGAAAGAAAACTATTCGAGCAAATAAAGGAGTTCATCCTAAAGTATAACAGTCTTCCACCGATTGCGGCTCTTGAAATTTCTCTCAAAGAGTCTACGAAACTCACTGAAGTTGAGTTAAATAAGTCTCTTGACCTACTCAAGGAAGTATCAAGTGACAAGTCAGAACAAAAACTCGAATGGCTTCTTGACACTACAGAAAAGTTTTGCCAAGAAAAGGCAATCTATAATGCTATCATGGATAGTATTCAGATCCTTGATGGCAAAGATGAAGCGAGGGGCAAAGGAAGCATTCCTGCTCTTTTGTCTGATGCTTTGGGGGTTAGTTTCGATCCTTCTATTGGTCACGACTTTTTGGATAATTACGCTGATCGGTATGATTTCTATCATCGTATCGAGAAACGAATCCCCTTCGATCTTGAATACTTCAACAAAATTACTAAAGGAGGACTGCCGCAAAAGACCCTTAATATTGCTCTCGCAGGTACTGGCGTCGGCAAGTCTCTTTTTATGTGCCATGTGGCTGCTAGTTGCTTGGTTCAGAACTACAACGTTCTATACATTACTCTAGAAATGGCTGAAGAGAAGATCGCCGAGAGAATCGATGCGAATCTTCTGAATGTCTCTCTTGACGATCTCATGAACATGCCGAAAGATATGTATGAGAAGCGCATGGGTAAACTCAAGGAGAAGGTAAAGGGTAAGTTGATCATCAAAGAGTATCCAACTGCATCGGCGAATCCTGCTCACTTCCGCGCATTGATCAATGATCTTGCGTTGAAGAAAAACTTTCGTCCAGATATTATTTTCATCGACTATCTAAATATCTGTGCGTCGGCGAGAATCAAAGCAGGTGCGAATGTTAACTCCTACACCTATATCAAAGCGATTGCGGAAGAACTTCGTGGTCTTGCAGTGGAGAATAATGTTCCGATTGTTTCGGCAACTCAGACGACTCGATCTGGCTTTAGCAACTCGGATCCTGGGCTAGAAGATACTTCAGAATCGTTTGGTTTGCCAGCCACTGCTGACTTTATGTTTGCACTGGTAAGCACTGAAGAACTGCAACAGTTAAATCAGATCCTTGTGAAGCAGTTGAAGAATCGTTATAATGATCCGAATCTTCATAAGAGATTCACAGTTGGTATTGATCGAGCCAAGATGAAGTTGTATGATCTTGAGCAGAAAGCCCAAGATGCTGTGATGCAAGAAGCAGAATCAAAGCCAGTCTTTGATCGTGGTCGTAGTACAGACAAGTTCAAGAATCTGAAGGTGTAATGAAACTACAGAAGATTGAGAAGAAGGTTTATGCTCTTGCCGAAAATTGGGTCGGCGAGAAACATGTACCAACTATGATTCGTCAATTGAACAAAGCATTCAAACCTTTCATTGTTTGCTTTTCCTCTGGAAGATTTGAAGACGATTACTATCCTGATCACAATGTAATTGTGAACGGACATTACTGTAATCGAATTTCTGATATTATCCCAGAACACATATACATTCAATTGAATTTCCCAAAGGATGTTCAGAAAGTATCCATAACTGAGAAGGGTGCTAAGAATTTGGCTGTAAAGGTTATTCGTGCAATTCACCATGAATACCGTCATAAACATCAGCAGAAACAGCGCCCATTTCTTTTGCAAAAAGAATACAAACCAAAACCTAAACAGAATAAAATGAAGGCTATGTATTATGGAAATCCTGATGAGTTAGATGCTCATGCATATGAAACTCAGGCTGAGAAGTTCGATATAAATAAATTGCGTTCGGCTCATAAGATTGGCTGGAGAGAGTGTGAAGCCATCTTTATGTATCGAAAAACGTTTCGGACTCAAGACCCAAAGGTCTGGCAAAAGTTTCTCAAAAAGGTTTATAAGAATGCTTCAGCCTAAAGATATTCTTTCAAGTTATCCAAAGAAAGATGTTCCAATATTATGTTTACCTTCTCACCCAAATGTTAAATTTTGGATAATTCCAATCAGGGATTATGCTGACCTATTAGAAAAACAAGTTAAGAAATCATTTGCAAACACTCCAGCAAAAATGAAATATCTGAATATGTTGGTGGGTTATGCTTCTGGTGAAAAAGGAATTAAGGCAGATTCTCTTCAATCAGCATTGAAAGATAGTAAATTCTCTCCTTCTGAGGTTGCAAAAGATTTTGGAGAACTTCTTGCCCCATTCTATGGATTAAGATATCTCGATAAATTCATGTCTAAAAATGGCGTGAAGGTTCAGAAAGGAACAATACGTCATGCTTATGGCGAACCTGGTAAAAAGTTGAATTCAATTTGTTTCCCAGATGCACAAAATTATCCTATATTTGACTTCTTTGTTCAAAACGGATATTATTTTGGGTTTAGCGTAAAGGCAATGACAGGTGGATCCAATACATTATCACCAACTTATATTGCACAAAGAGTTAATAAGTTAAAAGATTCTGCTCAAAAACAATTAAAAAAAGATTATCCAATTGAGTTTACAGTATTAAGTGTTCTAGCGGAACAAAAAACTTTTGCTGGTCCAGTAGTAGCATTTGGTAAAATTTTAGATATAAAAGGAAATCATTTCCCAGCAATATCTGAAATCAGAGAAATCTTTAAAAAAACAAATTTCGAAAAAGATTCTGAGATTATCGAGAAAAATAAAGAGAAACCTTTATCTGCTTTAAAGTTGAGCGATCGAACTGCATACAATAAATTTATGAACAAGTTTATCATCGATGCCACAAAACAAGATGATAAAGAAAAATATAAGTCGGGAAAGAAAGAATATACTCCAGAAAATCTGGTATATGCGTTTATTAAGTATTTGGCTATGATAGATTATGATCTTCAGCCAATGCTAAGAGAACTATTCCCAGATTTAAACATCATTAAAGTTGATATAGATAATAAGGGTGTGCCGAACTTTAAAATGGTGACTATTATCGAAGCAAAAGATACCATTTTACAAGAATCGTTTGATTTGAGAAGTAAAGCGGCATTCAATAGAGTTAATGATAAACTAGGAATTCAATTATAATTGAGGCTTTATGACGACATTTGTGACTGGTGGTTTGGGATTTATTGGATCTAATTTTGTCCATGCTCACCTAAAAAAGCATCCTTCTGATACAGTTGTTATTATTGACAACTACTCGTACGCAGCAGATTCGAACAATATTCTTGGTCTTCATGAGGACTATCGTGTCATCGTGAAGCGTTGTGACATTCGCAATCTCCCTTTACTGGATCAAATTTATCACGATTATGAGCCAGACATTACCTTTCATTTTGCGGCTGAGTCTCATGTTGATAATTCTATTGCTGGTGATGACATTTTCCTCAGCACCAATATTGATGGCACTCACAACATTCTAAAATGTATTCGTAAGTTTGGTGGCAAACTCGTACATATCTCTACCGATGAAGTCTATGGATCACTCTCTCATGACGATCCACCATTCACCGAAAAGACTCCATACGATCCTCGCAATCCGTATTCTGCATCAAAGGCAGCAAGCGATCATTTAGTTCGCGCATATGTGAATACACATAAGATTGATGCAGTTGTGACTAATTGCTCAAATAACTACGGTCCGCGACAGCACAAAGAAAAGTTTATCCCAACAGTAATTCGTCATATCAAGAACAATACACCAATTCCTGTTTATGGTACAGGTCAAAATGTTCGTGACTGGATCTTTGTCGACGATCATTGCGAGGCATTGCTCACGATCGGTGCAAACTTTAAGTCTGGTGAGCGTTATAATATCGGCGGTGGAGTTGAGATGAGCAACCTTCAAATGGTTACACTGATTCTCGATCTAATGGGCAAACCAGTTCACATGTATCAGAACTGGATTAATTTTGTACCTGATCGTAAAGGTCACGATTTTAGGTACTCGATGGATGCGACTAAAATTGCACACGACTTGGGTTGGCAAGCGAAAACGAATATTAATGATGGCTTAATTAAAACTTTGGAGTGGTATAATGCGTAAAGGAATTATTTTATCTGGTGGACTAGGCTCACGTCTATACCCATGCACAAAGGCGATATCTAAGCAGTTACTTCCTGTCTACGACAAACCATTGGTCTACTATCCAATCTCAACATTGATGATGGCGGGCATTCGAGATATTCTGATCATCACGTCACCCATTGATCGTGCACCATTTGAGAATCTAATTGGAAATGGTTCTCAGTGGGGATTGAGCATTTCTTATGCTACTCAATTGGAGCCAAAGGGTATCGCCGAATGTTTTCGTATTGCTGAGAAATGGATCGGTGAAGATGATGTCACGCTTATTCTTGGCGACAATATCTTCTATGGCAATGAACTTATCAATCGTTTCAATCGCGCAGCAAACAACCACAAGGGTTCTACCTTATTTGCATATCATGTTGCTGATCCAGAGAGATTTGGTGTGATTGAACAAGACTCAAGTGGCAATCCAGTTAAGATTATTGAAAAACCAAAAGTTGCACCAAGCAATTATGCAGTCACTGGGCTTTACTTTTATGACAATAAAGTAGTAGACTATGCATGGCAGATTCAGCCTTCTGCAAGAGGAGAGTTAGAGATCACTGATATTAATAATCTTTACATGGAAAACCATGATTGTACAATTGAATATCTAAATCGTGGTATTGCATGGATTGATACTGGCACATTCGAATCTCTATCTGAGGCGTCAACTTTTGTTGGCTCAGTACAAAGAAGAACAGGCATGATGATTGCTTGCCCCGAAGAAATAGCGTATAATAATGCTTGGATCACAGAACACGAAGTTCGTCGTGCTGCTGAGAAGTACAGCAAGTCTGATTATGGTAAATATCTTGGTCAAATTTTGAGGATGAAATAATGAGTGACGTAAAACAAATGATTGAAGAATTGGTTGCCACTGTTGGCACACCGAAGTATGCTTACAATTGCAAAGAGTTTACTCCTGGCAAAGATACAGTCTTTTATTCTGGTCCATATTGGGACGAGAAAGAAGTCATTGCTGGCGTCACTGCATTCCTCACAGGCAAGTGGCTCGTCTCTGGTGAGCAGGTTGCAAAGTTTCAGTGGGCATTCGGTCACAAGTTTAATGTGAAGCATTGTCACATGGTGAACTCTGGGTCATCAGCCAACTTGACTATGGTTGCTGCTCTTAAGAAGCACTTGGGTTGGAAGGATGGTGATCAAGTTATCGTATCACCCGTTGGATTCCCAACAACGATTGCTCCGTTGGTTCAGAATGGTCTTGCTCCAGTCTTTGTTGACATTGAAATGAAAACGCTCAACTTTGATCTTGATCAAGTTGAAAAGTGGATCACTGATAAGACCGTCGCTATTTTCGTTTCACCCGTTCTCGGCAATCCGCCACATATGGATCGCATCAAAGATATGTGCGAGCGACACGGCATTCGTTTGATTGGCGATAACTGCGATTCATTGGGCACAAAGTGGGATGGTAAACTTCTAACGGATTATTACTATGCGTGGACAACTTCTTTCTATCCTGCTCACCACATTTCGACAGGCGAAGGCGGGATGGTTTGCTCAAACGACGAGCAACTCATCAACACTGCTCGCAGCATTAGCTGGTGGGGTCGTGATTGTCGTTGCGTTGGTGCTGCTAACCTATTGGCTTGTGGAACATGTGGTAATCGCTTTGATAAATGGCTTGAAGGATATAATGGAATAATCGATCACAAGTATCTCTTCACGAACATGGGATATAATCTCAAACCACTTGATCTTCAAGGTGCGATTGGTATTGAGCAGTTGAAAAAGATTGATGAAATTGACGTCAAGCGTCGTGTGAACTTTGCGCGCATCAAGCATCTCTTTGAAAAGTATATCCCTGGTGTTCGTGTTGCTGAGAATCTTCTCTTGGCTGATCCGTCATGGTTCGGTGTTCCGTTGATCACTGATACACCTGAACTGAAGGAAAAACTACAAGCCTTCTGTGAAGAGAATAAAATTCAAACTCGCAATTACTTCGCTGGAAATATTCTATTGCATCCTGGCTACAAGCATCTTGATGATGCTACCAAGTATCCAAACGCAAACAAGGCATTGAGCAATGTGTTCTTCGTCGGATGCCCACCGCACTACGGTGAAGAAGTGTTTGCCTATTATGAGAGTGTAATGCAAAAATGGGTATGCTAAATGTTTTCGGAGGAAACGGATTCGTCGGATCGCAATTCTGCAATACAACGAAAAATGGGTATATCAAAAATTATCGAGAAAATATCGGAGTATTTTCTCCCGACGTTGTTTACTTTATTAGTACTGTTGACAATTATAACGTACACGTCGATCCTAATTTGGATATTGACACTAATCTAACGATTTTGATGAGAGTTCTGAACAATTATCGATTCTATATAGAGACGAACAAGAAAGATGGATGTTTCAACTTCATCAGTTCTTGGTTTGTCTATGGACAGGACTCGGGTTTCGGAGAGGGTGCACGTGGCATTCCTGAAACAGATCCTTGTGATCCAAAGGGTTTTTATTCGATAACAAAACGATGCGCTGAGCAGTTGCTTATGTCTTATTGCGAGACATTCAATTTGAATTACCGCATTCTGAGATTAGCCAATGTCCTTGGTCCGAAAGATAAAAAAGTTTCTGCGAAGAAGAACGCAGTCCAATATCTATTGGGCGAACTCGCTGCAAACAAACGAGTCGACCTCTATGATAGTGGTTATTTTTATCGTGACTATATTGATGTTAGGGATTGCGCTCGAGCAATCGATTTGGTCGTCAACAAGGGCGAACTCAACTCAATCTACAACATCGGAAACGGAAAGGGAATAATCTTTCGTGATATTATTCGTTATGCTCGAGATGCAATGGACTCTGGCTCAGAGATTCGTACGATTGAACAGAAAGAGTTTCATAAGAAGGTTCAATCTTCTCGCTCTTTCTTTATGGATAATACCAAGTTAAAAGAGTTGGGATATCGTTCAGAGCATACGATCAACGAAACGATTGATACGATCATTCAAGATATCTTAATTAATCAAATTAACTAAATATACTTGTAATCCCACAGTGTGGAGAGAGTATGTTTGGCTTCAAGCAGTATATTCCTTTATTATCAGAACAGAAAAAACCAGTTCGCGGAATACTACACCTCCCACATCCTTCTGAAGCCGCTTTTAACACTCGTAAAGGCGCAGTCGGATCCACTCTCTCCAAGATTCAAGGTGTTATCAGTGGTCGCACTCCGATCACTCGAAAGATCGACGATCGCATGTCCTTCCAGACTATTCGCACTCCAGAAGGTAAAGTCGGTGTGAAATATAAAGGTACTGGCGCGACCTATAATTTCTCAGCCGAAGATATTAAAAAGCAACACAGCGAAAAGCCATACATCGCTGGACCACTAATGAATATTCTCAAGCACGTTCATAAAGTGCTTCCAAAGGGTCCAGGCGAGTATCAAGGTGGTTATCTCAGTTCTCTTGAAGATCGCACCGAAGAAGATGGTAAAATCGGTCATAAGCCAAATACGATTCGCTATTCTGTAGATAAAAATTCTCCAGAAGGAAAGAAACTTGCAAAGGCTCCGTTGAGTATTGCATTGCACTCACGCATTGCTGAAGATGGCAGCACAACTCCAATCGGTGAAGGTGAGTTACAAGAACATCCAGATGTCCATCTGATGAGTCATCTTGTTTCTAGCGAAGAAAGAAAACTATCTCCAGACGCAAAAAGAAAAGCACTTGAGCATATTGCTGCAGCCAAGAAACTTGGGCAAAAGCATTCTCATGATCACCATGAAGGTCATGATGAAACTCTATTGCGTTATGCAAACTCAACCATTGATACTGGTGAAAAGCCAAACGCAAAGGGCTATATCAAATTCCTAGAAAAGCACCATCAGAAAAGAATAGATTCTGTAAAAACAGAAAAGGCTAAAAACCAAAAAGCAGAAGAAAGAAAAGCCTCGATCAATCATGTAAATGATAACCTAGATAAATTCGATAAGACATTTGATATGCATCATCATATTCAACAAGCAACATATGCTGTTGCTGATGCATTATCCAAAACAGCCAGTGGTGGTTACTCTCACAAAATCGATGGAGAAGAAGCTGCTGGTGAAGGATTCGTTTCGGGTGGAATGAAGTTTGTTCCAAGAAAATTCACTGAAGCAAATCGTAAACGTTCAGCAGCACTGAAAGCGCAAAAGAGTCTAATATGAGTAAAGCAACATTTACCTTTGGAAGATTCAACCCACCAACAGAAGTGGGTCATGGTAAATTGGTGAGCGCAGTTCAATCACATGCAGAAAAAACTGGCGGTCGTCATTACATCTTCCCATCACACTCTCAAGATTCCAAGAAAAATCCATTGACTCATGGTGACAAAGTTGGCGCAATGAATCGCATGTTTCCAAACGCAAATGTTGTTTCCTCTGGTAAAGTGCGCACAGCAATTGATGCGATGAAGCATTTAGAGAAACAAGGACACAAAGAAGTTACAATGGTTGTTGGTTCTGATCGCGTTGATAACTTCCATTCTCTACTCAATAAATATAGAACTAAAGAATTTCCAGGAATCAAAAAAGTGAACGTTGTATCAGCAGGTCATCGAGATCCAGACGCAGAAGGTGCTGAAGGTATGTCTGCTTCTAAACTTCGTGGATTAGTTGCTGCTGGCAAGAAAAACGAATTTGTTTCACACTATAGCGATCCAAAATTGGGCGCACATATACATGATAAGGTAAAAGCAGGTATGCAAATGGAATCAACAAACCCAGTCGGCATTTTTCTACTTGGTGGTCCAGGAAGCGGAAAGGATTATCTTCTCAAGAATATCTTTTCTCGTTTCGACCTAACTGAGGTTCAAGCCGATCAAATTCTCAATGGTGCTGCTGCAGAACTATTCGAATCAAATAAAAATATCGTCATCAATGGCGCTAATGATGCTGAGAAGATCGAACTAGTACAGAATATGCTCGAAGGCTACACCTTTGATTTTGTTCATGTATCTGTTACAAATAAAGTTTCTCGTTTGCGCAATGAACAGCGTGAACAACCAATTACTGAATCAAAGCGTATTGACAAATATCTAAAAGCTGAGCAATTAGCAAAAGATGTTGAAGCATTTATTTTCAATAACTCAATCAATCTCAACGAATCATCAGAGATGGAAAGATTGTTTTTCGGTTCTCAAATCGAAAAACTTCTAGAAAGAGTTGTTGAACTCGGACTTCACATTGAAGAAACTCCAGCACCAAAATCGTTTTCAATTCTTCGCGAAAAGAAGTTTCCTACAGTTGCAAAAGATAAGGCATCAGGATTACCTAAGAAATATGTTCGTGGATTGAGTGCCTCAACAGCGAAAGCAAGAGCAGCTCATTGGAAAGAAAAATCAAAGTTATCTGACAGTGATCCGCGTGCATATGAGCCAGCTCCTGGCGATGCAACTGCAAAAACGAAACCAAGCAAGCATACTCTCGCTGTTCGTAAGATGATGGATGAGGCTGAGCAACAAAAGGTTCGCCGCATTGCTCGTAGTGGCAACATCACTGCAGTGATGGACAAGCGTAAAGATACTGGGCGTGTCAACGAAGGTGCTTCTGATTCTTCTATCTCAGCAAAAGCGGAGAAGTCTGGTATCTCTGTCGGCACACTCCGTAAAGTTTATAATCGCGGAGTTGCTGCTTGGAATTCAGGACATCGTCCAGGAACAACACCACAACAGTGGGGTCATGCTCGTGTGAATTCTTATATCAACAAAGGTAAGACATATCATACAGCAGATAAAGATCTGCGTGAAGATGTAGAAGATCTAGATGCGCTATTTGAGATGCAATTGGTGGGTACAGACGAATATCGTAAGCATGCCATTGCTATGACGCCAGGACAGGGAGAAGTTGAAGATGCTTACAAATCTAAAAAGAATGCTATTCCAGAAGAAACCGATTGTGGATGCGAAAGCGATTGCGGCTGCGACGATAGCAATCAAAATGAATCGACTGGAGGAAGAGGTGAGCGAAGTGTTCCAAAGAGTTTTAGAGACCTCAGAACAGAAGCCAAAAAAGAAAAAGAAGAAGACACTCAAGTAACTGCAGTGTTTGATCCAAAATTAGGTGACTCTAAAAAGAAAGCATCAAATATCAAAACTCCACCAAGAAATATTGATTCAACAATGCAGGGACTTCCTGTTGCTTCTCGCTTCAATGCATATGAAGAAAAGAAGCCAGAGGATAAGTTTATGCCAACTCCTCGTCAGGTTCCAGCACCTCCAGGCGGTCATGCTGTTCCAAAAGGATATAAGCGAGTCAAAGACCATATCGCTGGTTGGAAACTTGTCAAAGAAGAAGATGCTCCAGAACTAACTCTTGAAGAGGCAGTTCAGTATCACCTCGAGAATAATATTTCGATCACAGAAAACGTTTTTCGTCCAGCATCTGAAATGTTCTTTGAAATGATCAAAGAAGCCAAGCGTCTTTATAAAGAAGGAAAGTATACTCCTAAAGACGAATGGGAAAAAGACATGCTTCAAACAGATATTGGCGAAATCGCAGAGTTCGAGGGTCAAGCAGTCGTTCTTGATTATCCAATCGAAGAGGGTCTTGAGGAGTGCTGGACTGGTTACACTCAGAAGGGAATGAAAAAGAAAGGTGATAAGATGGTCCCTAACTGCGTTCCGATGAGTGAAGCAGAAGATCCAACTGGTGGTAAGGGTATCGGCAAACCATTTCGCTCTGGTGGTGGTGGCGCTGTATATGTTCGTGTTGGAGACGGCATTCGCAAGATCAATTTTAGCCAATCTGGAATGACAAAGAAGTTCAACGATCCTGCAGCAACTCGCAGTTTCGTTGCTCGTCATCACTGCTTGTCTAATAAAGATAAGACGTCAAGATCTTATTGGGCATGCCGTTGGCCAAGATTCTTTAGCAATTCAGGAAAAACATGGTGGTAGAAAATAAGCCATATGAGGATCAAAAACTAAATAATTGGTCCTTTATACGAACCTTCAAACATGATGTGTTGAATGAAGAGTTGGCTTGGCATCGTGATGAAAATGGTAGATTTATAGAAGTATTAGAGGGTAGTGGCTGGGAGATCCAGTTTGACGATAAGTTACCAGAAAAGTTATACAAGGGCGATAGGTTTTTTATTCCCGCAAAAACCTTTCATAGACTAAAACGTGGGACAACAGATCTTACAGTAAAGATCGAGGAATTCTAAATGGCAGACGTAAAAGTTCCAGCACTCTTGCACAAGATGTCAAAGGCTGCACAAAAGGCTTGGTATAAGAAAAATAATATGGCGATGCCTGATGATGCTGGCGGCAGATCTGCTGCAGCAGCAAAACGTGTAAAAGTTGCACCAAGAAAAGAAATTGCTGTCGAACCAAATTCTGTTCGCGCCATCAATGCTGCAAAACAAAAGGCTTATATGGCAAAGGGCGGTCGTCAACCAATCGGTGCTGCTGGTTCTGGTGGGCATAGTTCTATGGCTGGATCAAATATGTCAACGGCAAAGGGTATCGTTGCTGGAATCAAAGCAGGATATAACCCAAAAGTTTCACTAGATCCATATGAGTCAGAGAAAGCAAAGAAAGTTGGTCCACGATCACTCAAACTCAAAAAAGAATCAGTTGATAAAGAAATGATTGGCGAAGTTAGTCGTATGATGGATAAAGTCATCAAGAAACCTTCCTCTGTTGATATCGCATCAGATGTCACAAAATTTCTAGAAAGAGGTGGAAAGGTTACTGTATATAAGCCACAAAAAGCCAAATTTAGAGCAGGAACAGCATTGGCATCAAAACACGATACAACAGTTGCAAAAGCCGCAGGTGGCAAACATGTCATGAGAAATCAGATTGGTAAAAATCTTGGGTTGGCTCGTGCAGGATTACTAAACAAAATGCTCACACCAAGTAAAAAAGAAAAATTTGCCACTGAGTCAGTTGAACTCGACGAAGTCACAAAGAAAGAAGCTGAAGCAGTTATCGGCGGTCCAGTCAAGGAGAAACCAAAAATGCCACCAGGAAAACAACCAGCAGGATATCGCTACGTTCGTTCACTTGCTCGCAAGGCTATGAAGGGTGGCGTCTCTGCAATTCATAAATCAATGGAAAAGACCATGCAAAAAGAAGATGTCAATGAGGCAGTCAAAGATGCAGCAGACGTCGGCGAGTATGATTACGAAGGAGATATGGCAAAGTCTCAACTTCGTAGTATCATGGCAAACTCAAAGCGTATGCATGATATGCTCGAAGAAAATACAAATCTTCCTGAGTGGGTACAGAGCAAGATTACTCTTGCTGAAGATTACATTTCAACTGCATCAAATTATATGCAAGGTGAGATGAACGAAGAAGTCGAACAGATTGATGAGAAAATGAATTTGGCAAAAGCCAAGATGGGTGATGTTGTGAAAGACTTCTATAAATCAAAGGCACCTCAGTTCAAAGGAAAGAGCATGGCAAAGCGTCGTGAGATGGCTGTTGCCGCAAAACTTGGCGCTGAGCGAGAAGCAGGAATGCGCGAAGAAGTCGTAACAGAAGGTGAAGGCACTGTTGCTGTAACTCCAAAGGAAAAGGCACTCGCTGCGCATCACGGCGATAAAACAAAAATCACATATGGTGATGTAATCAAGGCAAGACTCAAATCAGCCGCTGCAAAGAAGATGGGTAAGTAATATGAAACATGTAGTCGAACTCAAATACACCAATCCTTCTCACGAACATGTTTCTTTGCGACGTCGCGTTGAAACAGTCAATCGTGTTGTTGAGGCTCAAAGTGCTGACGAAGCCTTGAATCGTGCTGCAAATCAGCAGCGTTCACTTGGATTTCGTATTCAATCTGCAAACATTGTTGAGCAGAAAATTGAAGAATCAACAAGTGCATTGATTTCAGAAGAAACTGAACTTGAAGAAGGAAAGATTGCAAAAGCACTTGCCGTTGGTGCAATGGCGCTTGCTTCCATGGGCGCAAAGGCTCACACTGACACAACAAAGTCAGTGGCTCAACTTGCTCAAGAACGCCCAGCACTTGCACAGCGATTGCATGATATTGGTGCGTCAGGTCAAGTTCCAGCATCAGATAAGCGTGCTGCTGAATTGCAAAGAAAGCAGGATCAAGAAATGCCAGCCTCTGAGCGTCGTGCGAAAGAGTTGAAGAAAGAAGAAGTCGAATCAGTAAACGAAGACCAAGCCGCTGATTGGCAAAAAGTCCAGAGCATGGAAAAGGGTTCAATGACTGGCGGAAAAGATGCAATGAAAATGCATCTATCGTATTTGAAAGCAGTTCACGCTCACCAAAAGAAATACGGTTTGGATACAGCAAAAACTAAAAAGAAAATTGGCGATGTGAGCAGAAGTTTAGTTCAGATGGGCGAAGAAGCCGAACAGGTTGATGAAGCCCAAAAGAAACTCAAGCCATCTTACTGGAAAGCAGAGTGGCGTTTAGGCACACAATCTGAAGTTGATAAAAACAACAAAAAGATCTTTGATAAACTTGCAAAAACTGATCCAGTCAAGGCTTCAGCATTCCATGATAATCTCATGAGAATGAAGAAGAAAGATGTGAAGGAAGAAGCCGAGCAGGTTGATGAAGCCAAGAAAACAAAGAAAGAGAAACTAAAAACACTTCTTTATCGCAACAGATCAAATGTAAGGAAATTCGGCAAGGGCGCAGGTCTTACCACTGCACAAAAAGCGGCAGCAAGAAGAGCCATCGCAAATGAAGAAGTCGAGCAAACAGACGAAGCTGTTCGTATTGTTGATGCTGAAAGAGGTTTGATTAGGAAATCAAATGTCAAAATCCGACCATGGTCGTTCTCGGCATCAGATGCCAGAGATCGTCTCGCTCAAGCAGCAAAAGAGCGTCGCAAAATCACAGGTGAGCCAGGTGTCAAAGGATTCAATAAAGATATTGGTTATGCCCCAATCAAACACATGGACACTGGATATGTTAGAGCGATAAAGAAAGAAGATGTCGAGCAGGTTGATGAAGCCAACATGCGTTTTGATCCAGAGGCTGCTGCTCGTCCAAAGTCATCTGATGTCAAGAACTTTTTGAATCGAGATAAGAATGCTCGTGCTGGTGCTGCTTCTAAGAAGTATATTCGTCGCATGACAAAACTCGGTGGTCTTGGTCCAAATCAGACTAAAAAAGACACTGAAAAACATATGAAAGATTATTTCGAAGAAGTTGAAATCTCAGAAGCATCAAAAGAAGGCAAATCTGTAATGTACGGTATGCGCGCTTCAATGAAAGCAATGGATCTACGACATGGCGTTGATTCAGACAAGCGTGATGCTGGATACAAGATGTCACCCGCTGTTCGTGCTGCTCAAGCCAAGTCTGATGCTCTTTCTAAGGTTGAAAAACCAGTGCAGGCAGGAACTCTTGCTGCTCTAAAACGAAGAGAGATGAAGAAAGAGGCAGTAGATCCAGGTTCTATGAAAGTGGTAAATAAGAAAGTAAAAGCTGCTGACAAAATGATCAAAGCAGCAAAAGGTAAAGTGAATAAAATTGATCTAAAACCAACTCTTGATCTAGACAGTTATAAGGATTGATCAATGCTGAAGTTCAAACAATTTATAAACGAAAGTGTTGACGATACTATTGATACCGATAGTCGCAGACTCTCAGAAAATATGGAAGCATTCAATGATGAGCTCGATAATCTCACATTGAAGCCATATCAAAATGCTCCTGTGTTTTTAGCGCAGTTGCGTGGTGTTTGTGAGCGTTATGGAATTCAGATTCCTCAATCAGCAACACCTGAATTCATGAATCTTGGTGCTGAGTTAGTATACTCTCTTGGCACTAGTGGGTTTCATCTTTACATTGTATACGATACGCATGAAGAAGATGGATTTGTTGATGGTTATGCGCAAGTCGTTTCAAGTGATGAATTGCAAGATTTGATGGGCATGTCTGTTGAGGACTTGGCTGGTGAGAGAGAAGCAATGCTTATTCCACCAAATACCTATCGCAAGAGAGATGATGACGCAGGCAATAGCGACGAATACTAATATATGTTTTTTGATGAATTGAATGAATCGAATATTTTATTATATGCAGCCAAGTGCTATGATAAGCCAAACTGCATTGATAGTGAGTTCGATGAAGATTATAAAAAACTTCGTTATATAAAGCGATTACTGCATCGATATAGAATTACAGGAGAGTTGAAGGAAAGACTTATTCTTAATCATCTTGTAGTTGCTCAAAATGTTTTTGGCATTATACCGTGTACTAGAATGTTATTTTTATGTATTGATGAAAAAGATTATAGTGCTCTTAAAACGTTTCTCGTTTACACATCAGCGATGCCAAAGGTGATACAAGGGATAAGAGGTGAAGACATAATCTCAAGTGATATTGAATTAGACAATAGAATTGTAAGTGTTCTAAGAGATCTTTAGTTCATAGCGGACATACTGATTATAATAGAAAATAAAGACAAAATCAAGTAATGAAAAAGTTTAACGAATTCAATGAATCAATTGCAATGAGTGTCGGTAGTGGCGCTGTAGCAGGAATGCCAACAGCAACTCCAGCAGAGCAAACTCCAGTTGGTTTAGGTAAAAAGAAAAAGATGCTTCGTCGCATCACACCACATGATATGTTTGGTGGAATTCCAGTATTCAAAGTTCGTTCTGAAGACTATCAAAAGGCAGTCTTGGGAAAGAAAAAGTTCAAGCACTATACATCCTATGTCTCTGGTTCGTTGGGTGAGGATGTTCGTGATTTCGCCGCGCAAAATCCATCTTCTGGAATAATTGTTCAAGATGAGATCACTGGCGCAATGTTTTTTCTGAAGCACGGGAAGAAATGAAATGAAAAAAATCGCTTTCTTACTTGCTTTGTCATTTACCCTACTTGGGTGTGAAGATACATATAGATATCCATGTCAAGATCCAGAGAATAAAGATAAAGCAGAATGCAATCGCCCAATATGCGAAGCCGATGGCATGTGTTATGATACATTAAATGGTTTGCCACCACAACCAGTTGTTGAGCAAACTCCAGTTGAAGAACCAGCAGCACCTGCTGCAGATTGTAATTGTGAAACTACAGGAGAATAATTATGTTTAAGGGTCCACGTTATACTGAATCAGAATTGATGGCTCGATTGAAATTCACGGTCGGTCTATCATTGGCATTTACATTGACAGGAATTGTGTTTGTAGTTCTCTACTCACTTATCTTTGTCACACAGCCAATGCAGCAATCGCCAAATGACGCAAAGTTTTTTGAGTTAATTACACCAATCGCAACATTTTTGACAGGTATCCTATCAGGTATCATGTTAGGTAAGAGTGAAAAACAAGATATGCCTGAAGCACCAAAGGCTCCAGAACCACTCGAAATTACTCCTGCTGATCTAGTCCCAGAACCTCCAACAGAACTTGCACCATTAGTTGTTGCTGCTGCTGTCGGTGCTGCTGGAGCCACTGCTGTTGCTGCAGCAGACGATGAAGAAGATCATATTGCCTGAGGTGATTTATGAGTTTAGCGGCATTACAAAAGAAAATTGGAGTAACAGCTGACGGTGCATGGGGTCCAGGAACTCTACGCGCTGCAGCCGCTTACTATAAATTATCACCAACCAGAGCAGCACACTTCTTTGGGCAAACTGCTCATGAGACTGGTGGCTTTAAGGCGTTTACTGAGAATTTAAACTATGGAGCCAAAGGTCTCCGTGGTATTTTCGGTAAATATTTTCCAACAGATTCCATTGCTTTACAATATGAGCGCAAGCCAGAAAGAATCGCAAATAGAGTTTATGCATCACGCATGGGTAATGGACCAGAAGCATCAGGTGATGGTTGGAAGTATCGTGGTCGCGGTGCACTACAATTGACAGGCAAGGACAACTATCTTGCTTTCTCAAAGTATTGCAATCGCCCAGATGTAATGACAAACCCAGATCTCGTTGCCACTGAGTTAGCATTCGAATCTGCAATGTTTTTCTTCGAACGAAACAAACTCTGGAGCATCTGTGATCAAGGAGTGAATGATGCTACGATATTATCCGTTAGTAAAAAAGTTAATGGTGGTACTCACGGCTTGGAAGATCGCAAGACTAAGACGAAAACGTACTTCGCTCAGTTAAGCGCACCTGCTGGAGCAGCACCAAAAGTTGTAGCACCAGTACCAGCAAAAGCAGCAGCACCTGTGGCTCCTGCTGGTAAAGTTTCCCCTGAAATGCAACTCTCTGAACATTTCAATCTAAAGGAATTCACAAAATCGGAGACTGCGATTCGTAAGAGAATTGATAATACACCAAATGCTGAACATGCTCAAAACCTCAAAAACGTCTGCGAAAAAATTCTTGAACCCGTTCGTCGTCACTTTGGCAAGCCTGTTCGTATTAACAGTGGCTATCGTGGTCCCGCTCTTAATGCAGCCGTCGGCGGAAGCAGCAAGTCTCAGCATTGCAATGGAGAAGCCATAGACTTCGAAATCGATGGTTTACCAAATCCAGATCTAGCAAAGTGGGTTGCTGAGAATTGTGAATTTGATCAGATTATTCTAGAATTTTATGATCCAAAAGAAGGTCCAAACTCGGGTTGGGTCCATGCATCATATACTTCTAAAGGACCAAATAGAAAACAAAAACTCACTGCATTGACAGAAAAGGGCAAAACAGTTTACAAGCCAGGATTTATAGCGTAAGAGATGGCAACACTAACAGACATTCTTGGCAGTGAGATGCCACCAGGACCGCAAGGTCCACAAGGTCCTACTGGCGCAACTGGTCCACAAGGTCCTCAGGGACCGCAAGGTCCACAAGGTCCTCAAGGACCAGTCTTTGAACTCACCGTCCAAGAAATCTATGCCTCCAACAATACTGTTGGAAACACAATCGCCAATGTTAATCTTATTCAGTTCGATCTGGAATCTGCGTTTAATGCAGTTGATCAAACGAATAATACAGTTCGTATTGTTACGAGCTCGACCTTCAAGTATTGGGAAGTTGATGATGTTCTAAGATTAACTGCGATTGGTCTCGATACGATCAACTTTAAGTCTGGAAATAATGTTGTAATTGAAGCCAATGCTCAAACTGTTCCGCAGAGCATCACATTTAGTGTTCCGAATGTAGACCTGAAAGTCGCTAAATCGGGCGATACTCTTACAGGTAATCTAAACACTACAAACGTGATCCCAACTTCGGATAACGTCCATTTCTTAGGTAATTCTACAAATCGATATAAAAAGATTCATCTTGGATCAGATGGTCTTCAGGTAGGCTCGGCAAATATCTACTTTGATGGGGTAAGTTTACAAACTACTGCTCCAATCGCATCAAATGTATCCTCTGTTGGTCCTTCTGTTACAGTTGCAAACACGGTTACGACAACGTCGGATTCGGAGGTTGTTATTGATTCATTCCCTGCTGCTGATTTTATTACTGTAAAATATGTTATTCAAGCGAAAAGTGTTGAGGGAATTCATTCCACAGAGTTATTCTGTATGCACGATGGCATGACGGTCTATACGACTGAATACGCCATTCTCATTACGAATTATACTCTCGGAGTGTTTTCTGTTGTTATTGAAGGCGGGATTTGCAAATTGAAGTTTTTCCCAGATAACCCAGATAATAATTTAATCACAATTCGTTTCTTGAGACAAGCACTTTCCAGCTAAAACGCAAATTTTACTAAATATAAAAGCCGATTCGTTCATAGTCGGCACCAGGAGATTCTAAATGGCGACAATGAATAAAACATTTAGTGTTAAGACAGGTCTTGACCTTGCTAATACTATAATTCTCGATTCGAATCGTAATATTTCGAACGTTAATATTGCCAACCTTCATACGATTAATGCGAATACAATCGTAACAACGGGTGGTCTAAACGTTATTGATCAAGCCAATACAGCTCGTGGAACTGCTAACGACGCTTATGCGCAAGCAAATACTGCTCGCGACACAGCAAACGACGCATATGCTCAAGCGAATACTGCTCGTGGTACTGCGAATGATGCATATGCTCAGGCTAATTCTGGATACGCCCAAGCAAACGCTGCCCGCGATCAAGCCAATACTGGTTATGGTCAAGCAAATGCCGCTTATGGACAGGCTAATGCTGCTTACGGTCAAGCCAACGCTGCTTATGCCGAAGCCAATGTTTCTGCCAATACTGTTTCTGTTACAGTTGGTGGTCTGACTCTTAATAATAAGAAACTTTTCCTACAAAACACAAACTCAGTAACTCTCGAGTTGCTGGATGATGGTGTTAATGCAAATCTTGTTATTCGTAGTAGCGGTGGTATTGCTTATGATCAAGCAAATGCTGCGCGCGAACAAGCCAATACTGCTCGCGACACTGCGAATGACGCATACGGTCAAGCAAATACTGCGCGCACCACTGGCAACAATGCGTATGCTCAAGCGAACACAGCACGTGATACCGCAAATGATGCATATGGCCAGGCAAATACAGCCCGCACGACTGCTAATGATGCATATGCCCAAGCAAATACCGCACGAGGCACTGCAAATGATGCGTATGCGCAAGCAAATGCTGGTTACGCTCAGGCAAATGCTGGTTATGGGCAAGCAAATGCCGCTTATGGGCAAGCAAATGCTGCTTATGGGCAAGCGAATGCAGCATACGGTGAAGCAAATCTAAAACTTAACCTAACTGGTGGTACAGTCTCTGGTGACCTTACCGTTCAAGGTAACTTGTATCTAACAGGTAATGCAACGTATATCAACGTTGCGACCGTGAGAGTTAATGACTCGATTATCCAGCTATCAACGAATTCAACTTCTGACGCTGTTGATATTGGTTTCGTTGGTCACTACAGCGACGATGGTGGTACAACTAATCTTCATTCTGGCTTTATTCGTCATGCCTCTGATAATGTATTCTACATCTTTGATGGTTATGCAACAGAACCAAGCAATAACGTAATTGATGTTGCTTCTGCAAATCTTGCATGGTTGCGCGCAAATGTAAATGCTGCATCTCTCTTGTTGCAAGGTAATACAGTTGCGACTCAAGCCAATCTAACGATTGCTAATGATCAAGCGAATGCTGCATATCTCCAAGCGAATACTGCTCGCACTACTGGCAACGATGCATACGCTCAAGCCAATACAGCACGCGACACGGCAAATGGCGCATATGCTCAAGCCAATGGTGCGTACTCGCAAGCCAATGGTGCTTATGCTCAGGCAAATGGTGCATACAGTCAAGCAAACGGTGCCTTTGCACAGGCTAATGGTGCGTACAGTCAAGCCAATGGTGCTTATGCTCAAGCCAACACCTCTGCAAACACGGTTCGTGTTTATGCAAACAGCGCTGGTGAGTTGTCGAATAAATTCCTAAACTTTATCAATACTGCAAGTATTCAAGTCAGTGTTATCGATAATGCTGATGGAAATGCGAATATCTCCTTTAGTACGACTGGCGCTGCTGTTGCTGATGCTTATGCTCAAGCCAACGCTGCTTACGGTCAAGCGAATGCCGCATATGGACAAGCAAATACTGGCTATGGTCAGGCGAATGCTGCATACGGACAGGCTAACGCTGCGTATGGGCAAGCAAATGCGGCATACAGCCAAGCCAATGCAGCCTATGACGAAGCCAATACTAAAGTTGAGACAATTGTAACAGGTCTTGGTCTATCTAATACTGAAGTCACGACTGCAAATGTCAAGACAGTAACGATTACACCAAACATTGCATCTACGACAGTAATTGGTGTCACGAAACTCGTTGATTCGATTACTTCTACCGATACTGCAAACGCTGCGACTGCAAACTCAGTCAAGTGGATAAACGACGTCAAGGTCGATCGTGCTGGCGATACGATGACTGGCAAGTTGACTATCAACACTGCTGGTGAAGGTCTTGAAGTTGCAAATGCAAATGTAACGAATACCTTAACTGTTGAAGCATTGAAGGTTACAACTAACACTGTAACGACAGCTGCTTCGGGTCAAGTTGTGCTCGATATTTTCCCAACAACCGATCTTGCTTCTGCAAAATACTTTGTACAAGCCAATAGTGGTTCAACGTATCACACTACTGAAATTATCCTCGTTCATGAAGGCACAAATATTTGGATTACTGAATACGGTACAATTCAAACTGGTGCTTCATTGGGTACTTTCAATGCGGACATTGATAGTGGAAATGTGAGATTGTTGTTCAACGCTACACAATCAATTAATACAATCCGCGCTGTACGTTATGGCATAGTCCCATAAATATAGTTGGAAAGTAAATCCATTGGAGGATAGTGAATCCGATGAGGTCTGAGTTGCGCATGTGAGTGCATGCGTGTATTTGCCCATCGTTTTCTAACATAATATGGCAAATACGACTAATAAGACCTTCAGCGTTAAACATGGTATTGATGTAGCCAATACCATTGTTGTCGATTCAAGTCGTAATATCACCAACGTTCAATCTGCGAATATCAGTGGCAACTTAACTGTTGGCTCTACAATATTCGCACAGAATATTATTCCATCTTCCAATAATGCATATAGCCTTGGATCAAACACGGCTGTTTGGAAAGATCTTCACGTTTCAAGCAACACCATTTACATCTATTACGGAAATGCAAATGGTTCTCCTCTTGTTGCAACTCTTGGTGCTGATGAAGCAGGTATGCTTACATGGGATGCTGCGCCCATTACAGATCTCACTGGTAACGTCTTTGCTCAAGCAAATAGCGGAACTACTATTCGCGCTAATACATTCAACTTTGTCAATACAGCTAACGTAACTGTTTCTGTCACAACAACAGCAAATGGTGTTGTTAACGTTGCATTCGAATCTCTTGCTGGAGGCGGTGGTGGTACTGGTCCACAAGGTCCTCAAGGACCAAGTGGCGTGGCTGGTCCGACTGGTCCATCAGGAACTGGTACAGGTAATCCTGGATCAACCAGAGATATCTTTATTGGTGATGGTAATACAACTAACTTCGTTTTAACTGTTCCACCAACAAGTGAAGAACACACTCTCGTTTTTGTTGGAACAATTTTGCAAGGAAATGCCGAATATAATATTGCAAATGCTAATATTGTGTTCACGACTGCTCCTGCAAACAATGATGAAATTATTGTTTACACGATTGGTGACTCTGGTCCACAAGGACCAACTGGTCCATCTGGAGTAAATGGTGATGCTGGACCAACTGGTCCACAAGGTCCTCAAGGACCAAGTGGTGTAGCTGGTCCAACAGGTCCATCAGGAACTGGTACAGGTAATCCTGGTTCTACAAGAAATGAATTTACTGGTGATGGAAATACAGCGGTATTTGCACTTACAGTTCCACCAACTAGTGAAGAACATACAATCGTTTTTGTTGATGGTATTGTTCAACCAAACTCGTCTTACAATATTTCCAGTGCAAACGTAGTTTTCTCCACTGCACCAGATAGCAATACTCAAATTATTGTTTACACGATTGGTGATTCTGGTCCACAAGGTCCTCAAGGTGCTGCTGGCGCTGCTGGTCCAACAGGTCCTTCTGGTCCTTCTGGTCCATCTGGTCCGCAGGGTAATGATGGTCCGTCAGGTCCATCAGGTGCAGTTGGTCCTCAGGGTCCATCTGGTCCGCAAGGTCCACAGGGTCCACAAGGACCACAAGGTGTTCAAGGTGATATTGGTCCACAGGGACCGCAAGGACCACAAGGTGTTGCTGGTCCGCAAGGACCAATTGGTCCTTCAGGCGTAAAAGGTGATACTGGTGATTTTGGTGGTGCAACATTTGATTATACTTACCTAACAAGTACATCCAATACAGACCCTGGCGTTGCAAATCTTACGTTTAATAACGTAACATTATCTTCAGCAAATACATTGTTTATTGATTTCATTGATCAATCTACAGCAAATGTGTTTAATTATTTGCAAACGATTGACGATTCAACTTCCTCAATTAAGGGAACATTTAAAGTTGCAAACACTGCAAATGTTCTTGAATTTGCATTCTTTAATATCACAGGTTTGCATGCCGAACTTCCTAATTATTTCGCTGTTCCTATTGCTCACACATCAGGTGTAACCACACTATCAAACTCAACGAATGTTATTATTACATTTGTTCGTACTGGTGATAAAGGTGACACTGGTCCACAAGGTCCTCAAGGTTCGCAAGGACCACAAGGTCCGCAAGGTCCACAGGGTGTTGTTGGTCCATCTGGTCCACAAGGTCCTCAAGGACCACAAGGACCACAGGGTCCTCAAGGATTTAATGGTGATCCAGGTCCGCAAGGTCCGCAAGGTGCTACAGGTAGCGCTGGACCGCAAGGTCCATCTGGTCCTGCTGGTCCGACTGGTCCATCAGGAACTGGCACTGGTAATCCTGGTTCTACTCGCAATGAATTTACTGGTGATGGAAACACCGCAACATTCGTTCTGACTGTTCCGCCAACTAGTGAAGCACATACACTTGTCTTTGTTGATGGTGTGCTACAAGAGAATGTAGATTATAATATCGCTAGTGCAAATATTGTATTCACCGCAGCACCAGAAGATAATACATCAATTGTAGTCTATACAATCGGCGATTCGGGTCCTCAAGGTCCTCAAGGCGTCACTGGTCCTCAAGGTCCTCAAGGTCCTCAAGGCGTCACTGGTCCTCAAGGTCCTCAAGGTGTTGCTGGAGACGCAGGTCCGCAAGGACCACAGGGTCCACAAGGATCAACTGGTGCTACTGGTCCACAAGGTCCACAAGGTGTTAGCGGATCAAGAACATATACTGTAACAAATAGTGGTGCAAGTGCATACACAATTGATGGATCAAATAATCCAACTCTAAATTTATTGCGTGGGTTTACTTACACATTCAGTGTAAATGCAAGTGGGCATCCATTCTGGATTCAGTCTGTTTCTGGTGCGTACAGTTCTGGTAACATTTACAATACTGGTGTTACAAACAATGGCGCTCAAGTAGGCACAATCACATTCGATGTTCCTTATGACGCACCAAGCACATTATATTATGTCTGTCAGTACCACGCATCGATGGCTGGAACAATCAACATCAGCGATCTTGGTCCTGCTGGTCCACAAGGTCCAACAGGACCTCAAGGTCCTCAGGGTCCACAAGGTCCAACAGGACCTCAAGGTCCACAAGGTGTAACTGGTGACACTGGTCCACAAGGACCACAGGGTGCTACTGGTAGCGCAGGTCCACAAGGACCACAGGGTCCAGCAACGACAGTCACCACAAACAGTGGATCAGTTCTTGTCTCTAGCAATATCAATTTCGTTAATACTGCAACTGTCACTGTTTCAACTTCAAACAATTCTGGAATTATCAACGTTGCATTTACAAGTGTTGGTGGTGGCGGTGGTGGTGACGGCAACGCAAACGTCACTGTTTCTGCAACAGCCCCAACAGGTGGTCGTGCGAATCAAGACTTCTGGTGGAATAGTAACACTGGTTCATTGAAGATTTATTACAATGATGGCAACTCAACTCAGTGGGTTGATGCTGTTGTTCCAAGAATTGGTCCAACAGGTCCATCTGGTCCGACTGGCAATACAGAAATTTCAGTAACATCGAATACTGTCGTATCAAATACGAATACATTTACATTGACGCAAAATGTGACTTCTATTGCATCTTTGGTTGTGTCAAAGAATGGCTTGGTTCTTACACCAAACATTCATTATCAAGTTACAAATAACATCGTCACTCTAAACACTGCAGCGCAAGTGAATGATGTTGTAACATTTACGCACTTTAGAAATCTATCGAATTTGATGGCAGTTGGTCCACAGGGTCCACAAGGACCAACTGGCTCGACTGGACCAACAGGTCCATCTGGTCCAAGTGGCGCAGCAGGAATCGGAACAGGAAAAGCAATAGCAATGGCTATTGTATTTGGAGGATAATATGGCTAATCCTAATATAGTCAACGTGACGTCGATTTATGGAAAAACAGCTGGAGTCAATCTGACTTCAAATAGCATGACAACGCTTGTAAATAATGGAGCAGCGTCATCTAAATCATTGAAGATCAATGTGCTCAATATGACAAACTATAGCGGAAACACTATTCTTGTTTCAGTGTCATATTATACTGCTGCAAATCAGGGTGGAACTGAATATAAAATTGCTCATGAAGTCAGTGTTCCAACTGGTACGATATTGACAGTACTAGATAAAGGAACTGGATATTATCTTGAAGAGGATTCATCATTGGCAGTCAAAGCAAATGTTGCAAATTCAATCTTTGCAACAGCAAGTTATGAGGAAATCAGCTAGTCATGACTAGAAGGTATAGAGGTGGCATCATTCGATCATCATTACCGCCAATTGGTGCGGGTAATGTTGTCGCAAGCGGCATTTATAGTGCTGCTGATGTTGCTCAATATGTCGGATCTGGATTTTGGCCATTTGTGATAAGTGGTCGAACGATTGTTCTTACATTTACATCATCCAGTACATGGACTGCCCCAACTGGTGTCACTCAAGTTGAGTATTTGGTTGTTGCTGGTGGTGGTGCGGGTTCGCTTGCTGGCGGAGGTGCAGGTGGATTCAGAACGGGGACATCATATCCTGTAACTGCTGGAAACACTTATACCATCACTGTTGGTGCTGGTGCTGCAGGCGCTGCAGCATTAAATAGAGGCGCAAATGGATCTTCATCAGTATTTGACACAATCACATCTGCTGGAGGTGGTGGTGCGGGTGGTTACAATTCACCTAACGCTGAAGGAAATGGTCACGCTGGAGGATCAGGCGGTGGCGGTGGTGCAAGATCAGGTATTTACAGTGGAACTGGTGGAGCAGGAAATACACCTACAGTAAGTCCATCTCAAGGAAATAGTGGTGGAAACGGTGCTGACGCAGGAAGCAGTTCTCCAGGTGGTGGTGGGGGTGGTGCAGGTGCTGTTGGTGGAAATGCAACCGCATCACCAAGAATTGCTGGAAATGGTGGTGTTGGAGCATCATCAACAATTTCTGGATCATCAGTAACTTATGCTGGTGGCGGAGGAGGCTCTTCTGCACCAGGAAATCCGAATGGAACTGGTGGAACAGGTGGTGGTGGTGCAGGTGTGTCTAGTGGAACTCCTAATTCTGGAACAACAAATTCAGGTGGCGGTGGTGGTGGTAACTGGAATGGTCCAACAGATAATGGTGGATCTGGCGGCTCTGGCATTGTAATTCTCAAATACACTATGCCTGGAAGTGTGATATCATTTACTAATTCAGCCAGCTGGATTTGTCCAGAAGGTGTCACATCTGTTGACTATCTCGTTGTTGCTGGTGGTGGCGGTGGCGGTGCTGGTGGACCAGCATTTGGTGCTGGTGGAGGTGGAGGGGGCGGTGGTGCAGGCGGATTTAGAACTGGCACTGCATTATCTGTAACACCAGGCACAGCATATACAGTCACTGTTGGCGCTGGTGGTTCTCAAAGCGCAAATGGAAATGATTCTGTTTTTTCAACGATTACAGCGACTAAGGGGGGTCGTGGAGGTATTCCAGATGGATCTACATCATCAGCATCAGGTGGATCGGGTGGTGGAGGAGGAGGTCTAAATTTAGCATTTACACAAAATGGTGCTGCTGGAAATACACCGAGTACATCACCATCACAAGGAAATAATGGTGGAAATGGATTTGGAAGTGATTCAGACGCTGACGTTCAATGTGGCGGTGGTGGTGGTGGTGCAAATGCGGTTGGTTCAAATGGTGCATCATCGGCAGGTGGAAATGGTGGCAATGGAACTGCATCTTCAATCACTGGCACTTCTGTAACTTATGCTGGTGGTGGTGGTGGTGGAAAAAGAACAAATGCTGGCTCTCCAAATACTGCAGGAACAGGTGGATCTGGTGGTGGTGGTAATGGCGCAAAAGCATCAACAGGAAGTGCTGGCACTGCTAATTTGGGTGGTGGTGGTGGTGGTGGAGGTGGAAACTCACCAACAAATGGTGGTGCTGGCGGTAGTGGTATAGTCATTCTCAAACTCAATTAGTATAGAGAAAATAAATGTCTGAACCAATTATTCGAACAACGCAAGTCGCAAATCTAGAAACAAATTTAGGTTCTGCTGCAAACACTGTGCGCATTTCGCAAAATAGTTCATCAACTCTTTCTGCAAAACAATTAAATTTTGTAAATACAACAAACGTCTCAATTACAGTGAGTGATTCTGGTGATGGAAATGCAAATATTTCCTTCGAGGTTGCTGGTGGATCTTCTGGTCCATCTGAATCATTTCATCCATTCTTACTTGGTTTATAAGGTATATTCGAATGCCACAAACATATAAAGTATTAGGTCAATCTGCTCCTGCAGCAAATACAACCGCAAATGTTTACACAGTTCCTGCTGCAACGCAAGCTGTTGTTTCTTCGATCATTGTGACGAATAGAAACAATAATGCAAACGCAACATATAGAATTGCTGTTCAACCAGCTGGTGCTGCATTAGCCAATCAACATTATATTGCATATGATTCAACAGTGACTGCACTCGATTCGATTGCACTATCACTCGGTGTCTCAATGGGCAACACGGATGTATTGTCTGTCTATTCAGCAAACGCCAATATTTCATTCAGCGTCTTTGGTGTAGAAATTACCTAATATGGCAACGAAAGTCTTTTCATTAGCATCGCTCTCTGCTTTCGGATATTCTCCGACGGGCAGATACAATGCATTGAATCCAAGCAGGATTATAAATCCAGCATGGAATCTAACAAAAACTATTGTTTTGACATTCACATCATCAAGCACATGGACTGCTCCAACTGGTGTCACTTCTGTCGACTATCTCGTTGTTGCTGGTGGTGGATCTGGTGGAACAGCCTATGGCGGCGGCGGAGGAGCAGGTGGCTTTAGAACAGGGACAGGTTTAGCAGTAACCGCTGGAAATACATACACAATTACAGTTGGCGCTGGTGGCGCAGCTAGAGGCGCAAGCCCATCATATTTTACTGGAGACCCAGGATCTGCTTCTCAATTCAGCGATATTGTTTCTGCTGGTGGTGGAGGTGGTGGAGCTATTCCGAATAACGGCGTCGGATTAAGTGGCGGATCTGGTGGCGGCGGTGGATATTATTCTGAAATAGGCGGAACTACATCAGGCGGCGCAGGAAATACTCCTGCAACTTCACCATCACAAGGTAATAATGGTGGCAGCGGGGTCAATAATCCATTTTATGGTGGTGGCGGTGGTGGTGGCGCAGGGTCTAGTGGCGATAATTATATGCCTAGTGGACCAGCCGCTGGTGGTTCAGGAATAGCATCATCAATATCTGGATCATCTGTAACCTATGCTGGTGGTGGCGGTGGTGGCACATATACTGGTACTTCTCCTGCTGGTGGAGGTCCTGGCGGCACAGGCGGCGGTGGTCGTGGCGGATTTGTTCCTGGTGTCAGCAATGCTGGTGTTGCAGGAACAGTAAACACTGGCGGTGGTGGAGGCGGTGGCGGCGGTAGTGGTCAAGGCAACCAAAATGGTGGCAGCGGTGCTGGTGGTTCAGGAATTGTAATTTTAAAATACACTATGCCTGGAAGTGTGATATCATTTACTAATTCAGCCAGCTGGATTTGTCCAGCTGGTGTAACATCTATAGACATTCTTGCTGTCGGTGGCGGTGGCGGTGGTGGAAGAGGCGGTGGCGGCGCAGGTGGTTTGGTTTACTCAACATCTGTTGCTGTAACAGCAGGAAACACATACACAATCACAATTGGTTCTGGTGCGGCTGGTGCATCTTCTGCTGGAGGAACACGAGGTTCTCGCGGAGGTAACACTACTATATCTGGCACAGGATTTACAACAATCACTGCAGTGGGTGGTGGTTCTGGCGGCGTCCATGGAGATGCAACAAACTCTACTGGTCAAGACGGTGGATCTGGTGGTGGCGGTGGACCATATGGTGGAAATCGTCCTGGCGGTGCTGGTGTTTATCCAGGAAGTTCATTTATTAGTTTGACAAGACAAGGATATAATGGTGGTGCAGGACTTGAGAATGGAAATTTTCCATCTGGTGGTGGAGGTGGTGCAGGTGCTGTGGGTGCTGATGGTGCTGGTGCTGCGGGTGGTAATGGTGGAAATGGACTAGAATATAGCATCACAGGCACTTCTGTAACATACGCTGGTGGTGGCGGTGGTGCAAGAGGATCAAGTGGTGGAACAACAGATGGTTCTGGTGGGACAGGCGGTGGTGGAACAGATGGTGCCAATGGAACTGCTAATCTTGGTGGCGGCGGCGGTGGGAAACTGTACAATGCTGGCAATGGTGGTAATGGTGGTTCTGGCATTGTAATTCTCAAACTTAATTAACAAAAATAAATAGCATATGGCAATTAATTTTCCAAATTCACCAAGTCTAAATGACACATATTCCTACGGTGGTAACACCTGGCAGTGGGATGGTGAGTCTTGGACGTCTTTAGGTCAAACACCAGATGCTGGTCCTCAAGGACCACAAGGACCATCAGGTCCAGCTGGTGCTGGTGCAGATTTATACATCACTGCAAACAGCGCATCGAATACACTAACCAACACAATCAATTTTATTAATACAGCAACAGTAACAGTTGCCGTATCAAATACTAATGGAATTACTAATGTAGCATTTACAAGTCTTGGCGGTGGAGGTGGTGGTGGATCGGGTACAGGTAATCCTGGATCCACGCGAGATATCTTTGTTGGTGATGGTAATACATCCATCTATTCATTGAATGTGACGCCAACGAATGAAAATCACACATTAGTCTTTATTAATTACATTCTTCAAACGAATACATCTTACAACGTTGTAAATGCAAATATAGAATTCACATCACCACCACCAACCAATTCTGATATAATTGTTTACACAATTGGTGATTCAGGTCCGCAGGGTCCGCAAGGTGTTGTTGGTCCGCAAGGTCCTCAAGGAAACTTTGGTCCACAAGGTCCACAAGGTCCTTCTGGACCAACAGGTGCTGCTGGTATTGGTACTGGCAATCCAGGAGCATTTCGAGATGTGTTCACTGGCGATGGAAATACAACAACATATGTTTTGAATGTATCGCCAACTAGTGCAAATCACACACTCATTTTCGTTGATGCTATTTTACAATCTAATGCAGCATACACACTCGCTAATAACGATGAATTGATTTTTAATGTGGCACCAGATGCAAATACTAAGATTATTGCATATACTATTGGTGATTCTGGACCTCAAGGTCCAACAGGTCCATCAGGATCTTCTGGATCGGTTGGACCTCAGGGACCACAAGGTCCACGCGGAAACCCATCAACATATGATATATTCACTGGCGATGGCAATACTCTTAATTTTGTATTAAGCACCACACCAAATAATGCAAATGGTGTGCTTGTATTTGTTGATCGTGTTCTTCAAAGAAATGTTGATTATTCTGTTAATAATGCAACAATTGTTTTCGTTTCTGCTCCAGAAGCAAACTCAGTTGTTGATGCATATACAATTGAAGGCGCAGGACCACAGGGACCACAAGGTCCTTCTGGTCCTGCAGGAACTGCAAATATTAGCGCAACCACCTCAAACACTCAGATTGTATTTAATCTTGATGGGTCGCCAAAAAGTGTATCTAATCTAACCTTTAATTTAAATGGAAACGTATTTTCTGTTTCCTCTACGTTGACTGCAAATGTATCGAATAATAACGTTACTGTTGGTAATAGTGTTTATGTAACTGGAGAAGTTAGTTGTAATAATCTAGTTGAAACATCAACAATTGCAATTAAAGAAAATATTAATCCGATTAATGATGCACTATCAGTTATTAAGCAGTTACTCGGTGTAACTTATAATAAGATAGACCATGAGAAATTAGAAGCAGGATTGATTGCAGAACAAGTAGCGACTGTTGCTCCAACACTGGTCTCTTATGATGAAGATGGAAAACCAATTGGTGTATATTATACTAAAATTACTGCGTATTTGATTGAGGCTATAAAGCAGTTAGAAGAACAAGTTAAGAAATTAGAGAACAAATAAGATGGCATTACTGAAAAATACAATCATTGATGGTCACCTTACTCCAGCAAACAATGAGTTGTTTGATATTGGAACTGCTAATGGTCGTTTTCGCGATATGTATCTCAGCGGTAGCACGATTAATTTAGGTGGTGCTAAACTCTCTATTGATGCAAATACAGGAACTGTTGCCATTGTTGGCAAACCAACTGCAAATACACCAAGTCCAAAGGCGTTGATTATTACTGCAGAAGGTAAGACTGCTACTTCGAATACAACGAATGGTGAAATCAATATTGCAGAAATTCAAACTGCAGTTTCTTCGAATGTTGGGTTTGGAGGAGATATTGCTGACCTGAGTTCTGTTGATAAGTTTCCTCCAGAAATATTAAATTTTACACTTGATTCGCATGGTATTGGTTCAACAGGATCATGGTCATGGTCTTGGCTTTCAAATGGAAATCCATATAATCGAACACTCACGTCAAATACTTTAGATCCAGCCATCACCATTCACAAGAAAGGTAGATATGTCTGGACAAATAAAGCAAGTAATTTAAATGTGACCGCTGTTGCTAACGCAACTCATATTCACAATGCGTTTATTAAGTGGATTCCTGGCGCTGGTAATGGTAATCTAGTTGATGGTGTTGTTTATGGAAATACAACTATTAATGGGAATACTGTACAAACTTTAACCTGGAACATTCCAGAGACTTTCGGTGCAGTTTCTCCAACTCTCAATGCACCAAATGTGAACATTACATTTGAAGGAATGATGAGTCATCAAGGAAATGCAGCTGCCCCTGCGCACTGGCATGTCGATGAGAGCCACAACTTTAATGAAGAAGTGATTGTTTATCGCGGTGGAACTTATCGTTTTCAAGTAACTGGAAGCGAATCAAATCATCCACTGTATATTACGACAAGTAACGCAAACAGCTTTTCGTCTGGTGCGTATGTCGGTGAGTATACAACTGGCATTTCAAATAGTAGAGCAACTTCTGGGAATACTCTCACTTGGATTGTCGCAAATAATGCTCCGAACACTCTCCATTATCAATGTGGGAATCACGCAGCAATGCGTGGTAATATTATCGTACGAGATTTACAAGTTAATCTATCTGGAAATGGTATTCCAAAGGTATATTTGCAGCATCTTAAAAATGGAATGTATAATGAGATTATTATAGACGATCCAATTGCTGGCGATCTCGCGATGTCTTTCCTTTGGAAAGACGAAATAACAGGTAAATGGATTCCAAAGAACTTTGTCGATTATGCAAATACAACCTCAGAGTTTATCAACTGGGTTGCGGGTCAGGCTGATGCTCGAATTGTAGCAAATAAACCAACCTTTGAGCGCCACTTTCATAAAACAGGGACGTTAACAGTCAGTGCTGGAACTCAAAAATGGTACGTTCCAGGAAACATAACTCTCACCTCTGTAAAGGCAAGATTAGAAACTGCTCCTGCAGGATCGAATGCACGATTTGTTATTGTGAAAAATGGTGCTAACTTTATCACCTTAAATATTACATCAACTCAATCATCCTCTGAAACCTATAACGTTGCTGCAAATATAAATAATGGAGACTATATAACTGTTGATACTGCAGCTGCAGGATCAGGTGTCCCTGGAGCAGACCTTACTGTAACTTTCTTGTATACTAGGAACTAAACATGGCAATTACAACTCGTTTTGTCGGCGGTGCTTTTGAAGCTCTAAATGATGATCAAGTCATCGTATATCAACCATTTAAACCTACTTCTACTGGTGATCAGCCAGCGTGGGCAGATGAAGCAGAAGCCATGGCGTGGTGGGAAACAGTAAAAACAATGAATGGTGTTACAGAAGAAACACCACCTGCAGAATAAGGAGTCATAGCAATGCCAGAAATAGCAGTAAACAGAACAAATACTAATATGTTCGCGCTCATTGAAGACGCGAATCTTTCTAGAAGCCGAATCTTCATCGAAGGTCAGGGTTATGACACCAACACACTTTCACCCCTTTGGATGCAAAAGTATCATTTCAATCATAATGAATTGTATACCTTTACGAGCCCAGACAGTTTTGTAGACTTTGGTCCAATGGTTTTATCTAAAGGTGTTGATCAATCTTGGGGTAATGGTGATTCCCAACACTATGATACTGGCTTCATAGATACTCGCTGGCGTTCAATGGATTTTCCAAATTTTCCAGTAAGAAAAGGTTGGAAAACTGCTGGTGGAAAGTCTTATTATTCAATTCCTGGAAGAACCACCATTAACAGTGGTGACAATTATAACAATATTCACGTAGTTGCTGATGATGCAACATTAGGAACATCTTATCAGTCAGGTAATTATGAAGGTGCACCAAGTCAATTCATATTTGAAGATGTGTCAAATAATAGAATGTGGGGATTTCACAGTAGTCGTCCAGAGTTTGATCGTGTAGTAACTTGGTCAGGTTATGAGGCGGGAACTCCTTCTGGTGTAACTCGTCCGCTAGACATGCAAAACTATCGCTTTTTCTTTATGGGTCGTGACGATGCGGGATTCTTGTTTTTTGTTGCTGTTGAGCATGGCGGATTTAGCAGATATAACATTTATAAACTAAATGCATCTTCAACTGCATCAACAACAGTCATAAGCAATAGTTACAGAAATTACAATACCAACTACATGAGAAGTTATCCAAGTAACATTCGTCGTGATAGTGCAACTCGTCGTGTATTCTACAGTAGTCATTTTGAAGGAACGTATGTAGCATTGTCTCCAGTTCGTTACGTTTGGAATCCTGCTGATGGTTCTATTGCTGCAGCTAACTGCACAATGACTTATTCTGGTGCTGAAACATATGCAACTCATGCTGCAGCTTATACAACTGATGGTGCTGATGGATATCAACGTAATAGCTGGCGCATGCAGCCATGGCAGTTTACTGTTGGCGGAACAAACTATATCACATTTTGGCTCGTAGACAAATCTGCTGCATTTGGTAGTGGTGCAAGTCGTTGGAGTAGTGCTGCAAAAAGAACCATGATGACATATTCAATTGGTTCTGGAACTGGTGATGATGTTCTAACCTTCCACAGTAAAGTTACATTCTCTAGCGTCAATGATATTCCAAGAGGATTGATGCCGATGAATGATGCTGGAACTCAAATGGCAGTTCCGATTACTGGAAGTTTAAAATTCTATACATTTAATTCAACTGATGGATGGGTTGCAACTGGAACTTATCCTACTGAGTTTAGAATGATTGGATTGGATCAAACGAATCGTCTTTGGGGTTCAAGCCGCGAAAAGGGATATCATACGATCCACGCAATTACGCCAACGTTACCAATTACAATTAGTGTATTGATGGCAAATACAAGTTATGTTTATACTGGAAATTCAATCTCTACAACTGCGAATGTCAATGCTTATAATAGCAATGGCGAACGTGTTGCAGCAAATGTATCTCTCTCTATTGATGGGAATGGAATGATTTTCACTGCAAGCAATAGTAAGAATACAACAGTGACAACAAGTAACTCAACAAATACGCAGATTTCGATTACAATTTCTGGTGGTGGATTGAATAATATTATTGCCAGTGTCGACATCTAATGGCATTAGTTGATACACGATTTAACTCATATCAGCCGAACCTAACTGTTTTTGCATCTAATAATGTAATTAAGTTAGGTTCGGTTGTCTCAATTGTTGTTAAATCTTCTGTATCTCCTGGTAGAACCAGTGTTCCGATTAACACCAAAACCATTATTGGTGTTAATTCTCCTATACCAGCTAATTTTGGATCGACTACAACTGTTGCTGTTTATGTAAACAGCACACCGCAAATACAAACAAGTAATGTGGTATATAAAACGTTTTCTGTCTCAGAAAGATTAGTTAATAGTGTAGAAGATAGCCCAAAATATGCAACATTTAATCCGCGAGTTACAACTCAAGTTCGAACTGAATCGTCTAAAGTGGCTGTGTATGTGAGACCTGTTGTTGTTGAAGAATCTAATCGAGTATTTGGTTATCGAATTCCATATAGAAATAATGATAAACTAGTTATAATCTCAGATCGAAACGTTGCGACTGACAGAAAACCGACAAATATTAATGAACGATATGTATTTGTTCAAGATAGTAAAAATAACAGTCCACACACATCTCAACTTAAACTTGATAATAGTGTAATCAAACAAGTTGAAGTTCAAAGTAGAGCAGAACCTAAACGAACTCGAATTAATGAGCAAAGAAAAGCAGTTGTTATAAACACTCGCAGAGAACCAATTGCAATTGAGACAAAGATTCGACCAGTTAATGTTATCGATGATTCCATCGCTGGATCAGGCGGTGGTGGTGGCGGTGGTGGTGCAGGTGGTGCAGGTGTATTGACAGAGTATTGGAGTTAATGAAATCATATGGCTGGCAAATTATCTGGAAATGCAATTGTTGATGGAAGTATTACCACAACGCAATTAGCATCAGATGTTTCTGATGTTATTGCGCAAGGTGGTGGTCCAAAAGTATTATCAATTGCATATGCTAATAATGCACTCGCTGCTGATAATACTGGAAATTCTGTAGTTATTGTTACAGGCACAGGTTTTAATCCTGGTGTTACAGTTTATGTTAATGGCGTGGTTTCTTCTACGGTTACACGCGCAAATGCCAATTCTCTTTCCTTTACTGTTCCTGCAAATACACAAGGTCCGACAGTCCCGTTTTATGTCGTGAATACTGACGGCGGCTCTGCAGTCTATTTCCCAGGAATTACAATATCTGGAACACCGACTTGGTTGACTGGTGCAAATCTTGGAACTGTTTCTCCAAACACTAATGTTTCTCTTGCACCATTGTTTGCATATAATCCTGGAGATATAACCCCAATTTATGCAACTGGTGGCACAGTTGCAAATATTAATAACTACACTATTCATACATTCACATCTACATCATCATTCAATGTTTCTTTTGGTGGCGGAGCAGTAGAGTATCTCGTTGTTGCTGCTGGTGGCGGTGGCGGTAATGACATGGGTGGCGGTGGTGGCGGTGGTGGTGTTCTTGCCAACACAGTCACAGTGACTGCTACAAATTATACAATCACAATTGGTGCAGGTGGTGCTGGTGGAACAGGATATGCATCAACTCCACCAGCTGGTGCGAATGGTGGAAATACATCATTTGGAAACACGATCATTGCAGTTGGTGGTGGTGGAGGCGGGTCAGGTCACAGAACTGATCCTCCATATGTTGGCGGTAATGCTGCTATTGGTGGTAGCGGTGGTGGTTCTGCTGCAAGATATCGTTACTCTGGCGCACCACAATCATTGGGTGCAAATGCAATCGGTATTCCATCATGGCAACGAGGAACTCGTGGTGGTAATTCACCAGAAACGCAAGTCTCTGATCAATACTACGCTGGTGGTGGCGGTGGTGCTGGTGGCAACACTTCACTGGCTGGAATGGCTAACGGTACAATCGACGCTGTGAGTGGAACTCGTGCTGGTCATGGTGGCGATGGATATTCATCAAATATTTCTGGAACATCATATTACTATGCTGGTGGTGGCGGTGGCGGAAGTCATACTGCTGGTCAAGCTGGTAAAGGTGGTTATGGTGGTGGCGGTGGTGGTAGCACTTGGCCAGGTGGCACTGCAGGTATTGGTGGTCTTGGTGGTCTGTCAAATGGGTCAAATGGTGTTGCTGGTACTGGTGGTGCTGCTGGAGCAAACACTGGCGGTGGTGGTGGTGGTGGCGGTCACCAAGCTGTTGGTGGTGCTGGCGGTTCTGGTATTGTTTACATCAAGTATCCAAAAAATGATACCATTGTGAGCAATCTTTCATATACACTTATTTCTGGTGCACTTCCTCCAGGATTAAATCTTGCATCAAATGGTGTAATAACTGGTAATATCACAAACCCACCAAATGCATCAACAACATATAGTTTCACAGTACAGGCTGGTCCTGATCCAGAATTACAGTATACAGAAAAAACATTTAGTCTGACTGTAATTAATCCATCATTAAAAGCGAATGGTGGAACAATCACATATTCTGGTAATTATAAGATACACACGTTCACTTCTTCTGGATCATTTGTAGTTGATGCAAATCCAAACAGCCTCAACGTTGAATATTTGATTGTTGCTGCTGGTGGTGGCGGTGGTGGTTGGGGCGGCGGCGGTGGTGGTGGCGGTGTTGTCACAGGTTCTGGATTTGTTCCAACTGCAAATACAACATACACTGTCACAATTGGTGCTGGTGGAGCGAGAGGAACATCATCATACACTAGTGGTGGAAATGGAGCAAATAGTTCAATCACAGGAATAACTCAAGCTGCTGGCGGTGGTGGTGGTGGATGGTATAATGCAAACGCAGGGCTTGCTGGAGGATCTGGTGGTGGCGGTGGCTTGGGCGAAAGCAGTGGTGGCGCAGGTGGCGCTGCAACTCCAGGACAAGGAAATGCTGGTGGAGCTGGTGGAACAAATATCAGCAGCTGGACTGGCGCAAGAGGCGGTGGCGGAGGGGGTGCAGGAGAGGCTGGATATAGTGGGGCTGCTCCACTAGTCGCAAATACAGGTCGCGGTGGAGCAGGATTAGTTTCTACAATCAGCGGAACGCCTTCTTACTATGCTGGTGGTGGTGGTGGACACGCTGGAAATTCACCACTATTATCAATTGGTGGTGCGGGCGGCGGTGGTGGCGGCGGAAGATATAATTCTGGATCTGGTACTGCTGGAACAGATGGAACTACAAATACTGGTGGTGGTGGTGGTGGTGCTTGGGGTGGTTCAGGAGAACTTTGTGGATTGGGTGGATCTGGCATAGTCATTGTTCGATATTTGATTACATAAAATGGCTGGTAAATTAGTTGGAACAGCAATTGTACCTGGATCCGTCACTGTAGCAAAACTTGCAAATGACGTAAGTGCTGTCATTCAAGCAGGTGGTGGACCAAAAGTTATTTCTGTTGGTTATCCTGGTGACGATACTGCTGCTAATTCTGTTGGTGCACAAACAATCACTGTCACTGGAACAGGATTTAATCCAAATGTCAAAGTTTTTATTGGCTCCATTTCTGGCGGAACAGAAGCACCAACAGTTTCTAGAGCAAATGCAAACTCACTCTCGTTTACAACTCCTGCGTTGACTCAGGGTCTTTATCAATTATATGTTGTGAATTCTGATGGTGGTGTTGGAACATTCCCAAGATTTCAAGTATCTGGCGATCCAGCATGGGTAACTTCATCATCATTAGGTCAATTTGTCGTTAGTGCTGGAATGAACAAACAACTTGAAGCGATATCCGACTCAACAATCACATATACTCTGGCTAATGGAAGTTCACTACCAGCAGGAACAAGTCTTGCTTCTAATGGATTAATTAGTGGAACATTAACTTCTCCACCAGGAGCAGAGACAACTTACAATTTCTCTGTTGTCGCAACCGACCAAGAAAATCAAAATTCAGAAAGAGCATTCTCTTATACTGGAATTTTGTTCACATTCTCGATTTCTCCTGCTGTAAATGGTCAAAGCAATATCGCTCTTACAACAGGCTCAACGCTTAATCTTACAACAAACGGTGCGTATACAATCACCCCTCTTGGCGACTTCAGCGCCAATGTTCAAGTTTGGGGCGCGGGTGGTGGTGGATATGGTAGTGGAACTGGTGGTGGCGGTGGATACTCAACAGGAATAATTGCCTTTAAGAGTGGAGTTCAGTATAATGTAGTTGTTGGCTCTGCTGGCGCCAGCACTCCTTCTGGTCGTGCAGCATCTGGTGCTGGTGCTGGCTCTGGTATCGAATTTAAATCAAACTCAACTGCAATTATTGTCGCTGGTGGTGGTGGCGGTTCTGCAGGTGGTGGTCCAGCAGAGGCTAGAGGCGGTGGTGGTGGAGGTGGCACAACTGGCCAAAACGCTCTCAGTGTGGGAGCAGGTGGTTATGGTGGAACACAATCCGCTGCTGGAGCGGGTGGTAATGGTGGTCGCCGCACTGGCGCTTCTGGATCAGGAAGAAATGGTGGTGGTGGTAATACAGGTTCTCCAGCAGCCGCTGGTGGTGTTGGGTTTGGTAATGGTGGTATCGGTACATACAACGGTGGGGATCAGGGATCTGGTGGTGGCGGTGGTGGTTACTGGGGTGGCGGTGAAGGTGGCGGTGATGCTGGCGGCTTCGGTGGAGGCGGCGGTTCGGGGTACATAAATACTAACGTTGTCACGAGCGGAAATACGCAACAAGCGAATTATCGATGGAGTCCAAATACATCACCAAACTTCCTTTCTACGTTTGGTAATGGCGGTCTTGGTACTGCATCAGGAAATAATGGAGCGATTATTATTACAGGACTTTGATATGAATGATTTTAATATGTTGATGCTTTTTCCTTGTAATGTTATGTTTAAAGAAGAAAGAGGTTTAATTACAGAAAATTTAATTTCTATTTCTAAAGAAATATTATTAAAAAATGCAGAAACACCATTTCATAGTAAATGTATAAGCACGGTTCGAACTAAAAGTGATATTTTAGAATTGTCAGAATTTTCAGGGATTAAGCAATTTCTTGGTAATCTTGTTTATGTTTATTGCGAACAAATGAAAATCGATTGTTCTAAATTGAGTATTTTAGATAGTTGGTTAAATCTATATGAAGAAGGTGGTTATCAAGATTTACATAATCATCATGATTCTATGATTTCTGGGGTATTTTGGCTGCAAAGTTCAGAAGAAAAAGATTTTGTTTTCCAAGCACCATGGCATTTTATGCAACCAAAACTTCCGAATTATACAGAATATAATTTAAATAACTGCCATAACGTAGAAATAAATAGCAATGTGGGTAGAGGAATGGTCTTTATGAGTCATATGTTGCACCGAACTCTACCGACTAAAACGGAAAGAATTAGTTTAAGTTTTAATGTAGGTTAAAAATGGCAATCAATCTATTACCTGGCGATGCAATTGCATCAAATACTATTACCGACACTCAGATGAACTCTGCAACATGGGCGCAAGTTTATGCTGCTCTTGCAACTGCAAATGCGGCTTATGCTCAAGCAAATAGCGCAACAACAGCAGCAGAAAGTGGTGTTTCTCTTGGTTTAGTGATTGCATTATCCTAATCGGAGAATAAAATGGCACAAGTATTTAAGTTACGAGCAGCATCACTAACAACAGCTAATGCTAATGTTTATGTTTGTCCTGCGAATGCAACATCTATTGTTATCATGGGACAAATTGCAAACAAAGATGGTGCTAACTCTGCCGACGTAACTATGTACGTTTATGATTCTAGTGAAGCAGCAGCAAAGGCTCTAGTATATACTGTTCCTGTTCCTGCAGATGCAGCAACAACCTTTTTGACAGGTAAATTAGTTTTAGAAGCAAATGATTATATTTTTGGAACTGCTTCTTCAAATAATCATCTAGATGTTACAGTAAGCATTTTGGAAATGACATGACAACACGTTTTATTGGCGCAAGAAGAATTGCTAGTTCCACTGCAGCAAACGTTGCAGGTATTTGGTCACTTGATGATATCACATTCTTTCGCACATATGGATACATCACAGATTCTACTGCAATAACTGTAGTGCAAAATTTTAATTCATCATCTGTGTGGCGTTGCCCAGATGGTGTTACTACTGTCGAGTATCTAGTTCTTGCTGGCGGTGGTGGTGGTGGCGCAGGTGCATATCTTAACCCAGGATTTGGTGCTGGCGGTGGTGGATTTAGAGTAGGGTCTGGATACGCAGTTACAGCAAATAATCTGTACACTATTACAATTGGTGCGGGTGGTGGAGGCGGGAGCATTGGATCATCATCATTTTTTGGTATCTCACCTGCAACTCCTGGTGGAATACAAACAGATGGTGGAGGCGCAGGTGCACCTGGTCCACAAAATGGTGGTTCTGGCGGCGCACCTGCTGGATTAGGAAATCTACCAAACGTTTATAGTCCAGCACAAGGATATAGTGCAACACCAGGCACAGGTCGTGGTGGTGGTGCTGGCGGTCCGAATGGACAAAATGCAATGTCATCAATCACTGGTACTGCGCGTGGATATGGTGCTGGTGGTGGCGGAACTCCACTAGATCCAAACGCAGGAAGTCAAGGTGGAATTTCTCCTGGCGGTGGAGCAGGATATCCAGGTGGTTCTGGTACTGCCAACTTTGGCGGAGGCGGAGGCGGCGGTGGGTATGGTCCGAATGGTGGTTCAGCTGGTGGTTCTGGTGGTTCTGGAACTGTTATTCTCAGATATTCTATGTCAAGAACAGGCGTTGTTGCTTTTGTAAACACAAGTTCATTTATTGGTCCGACTGGTATCACAAGTTGCGATTATTTTGTTGTTGCTGGCGGCGGTGGAGGCGGTTGGTATGGCGGTGGTGGCGGTGCTGGTGGTGTTAGATTCGGTTCTAATTACCCACTAACTGCTGGCAATGCTTATACAATTACTATTGGTGCTGGCGGAGCTGGAGGATATCCAGCAACACCATATGACACTGGTTCAGGTGCAAGTGGTACAAATAGTGTATTTGGGACTATTACCTCTGCTGGCGGTGGTGCTGGTGGAACACCTGGACAACCTGGAGGAACTCCAAACGATGCTCGTGGTCAAGGTGGTTCAGGTGGAAGCGGCGGTGGAAGAACAGCAGGTGGACCAACAGCCAGTGCAGGATCTGGAAATATTCCGTCAGTTTATCCATCACAAGGAAACAATGGTGGCAATGCGACTGGTGGACCAAATCCTGGTGGTGGAGGCGGTGGCGCTGGCGCTGTGGGTGGTAGCACAAGCCCAGCAACACCAACTGCAACAGGTAATGGTGGAATTGGCATTATTTGTCCATTTATTGCAGGTGGCACATTGTACAATGTGTACTTTGGTGGTGGTGGTGGTGGACACACAGGTGCTCTACCGAGAGCAATAGGAGGACCATCAGGTGGTGGAGATGGTGGAGCAGGACCAGCAGCACCAACAACAGCAGGAAATAATGCAATTGACAATCTTGGTGGCGGTGGCGGCGGTGGAAATCCCGCAGGTAGAGGGTCTTCTGGTATTGTAATTTTAAAATTTAATCCGTAAACTTGGAGTGACTTTATGAATGAAGAAGTAAAAATATATCAGTTATATGGAATCAACACAGCAATGCACCTACTTCGTCCAGGTGCTCGTTGGGAAATCAGCAATCGTGATATAACAATTTGGGAAGACGAGAGACCGCAGCCAACGTGGGAAGAAATAGATGATACGATGGAAAAGATTAAGCAGTTTGAAGATTCAATAAATACAATCTGGACGAAAAAACAAATTCAGGAAATCACAGGCGTTTTTGAGTCTGAAGATTTCGAAGAAGTGAACGAGTACAAATCTAAGGAGTAATGTAATATGGCACACTTTGCAGAGTTAGATGAAAATAATGTTGTAAAGAGAGTTATTGTTGTCGGTAATGATGACACATCTGATGCGCACGGTGTTGAGAAAGAACACATCGGTGCAGCATTCTGTGAACGTCTACTTGGCGGCACATGGAAGCAAACTTCTTACAACGGAAATATGCGCAAGCGTTATGCTGGTATCGGTTTTGCATACAATGCAGAACTCGATGCATTTGTTCCACCAAAACCATTTGTATCTTGGACGTTGAATAACACGACAGCGGATTGGGAAGCACCAGTTGCAAAGCCAGATGATGGGAAAGCATATATTTGGAACGAGTCAACTCTTTCTTGGGAAGAGGATTCTGTTCCAGCTTGATCTATTTTAATCATGGAGTTATATTATGCAAATTATATCATTATTTCCGACTGCGGTTGGAATGTTTCATCTGGGTCGAGATTTAACTGAAATTGAGAAAGGTGCTCTATTAGATCTTGAAATGAAGCCCAACACGGGCAATACAACAAGCGCGGATAGATTTATTCTTCGAAAAGAAGAACTTAAAGATCTCCGCGCTTTTATTCAAACTTCCATTGATACCTATTTTCAGGAAGTTGTTGCGCCTTCGAAAGATGTAAATTTGTACATCACTCAGTCTTGGGTTAATTATAGTAAACCAGGGCAATGGCATCATGCACATGAGCATCCAAACTCATTTCTTTCTGGTGTTTTCTATGTGCAAACAGATAATTCAAAAGATCGAATTTACTTTGAAAAAAATCATTATGATCAGATTTCCTTTCCGACAGATAATTTCAATCTCTACAATTCAAAAACTTGGTGGTTAGAAGCCACTCAAGGAAGATTAGTGATTTTTCCTTCCTCGCTAAGACACTCAGTAAATGTAGTACAAGCCGAACAAACTCGTGTCAGTCTTTCGTTTAATACTTTTGCAAAAGGATTAATAGGTTCGGAAGAGAATCTAACTGCTCTCGAGGTGGGGCAGATCTATAACTAAATAAATGGCAAGAAAACTAAAAGGCGGTGCAGATGGTGATGCTTCTTTCGCCTCTTATGGTGGATCTGGCGGCTCTGGTATTATTATTACCAAACTTAACGGATAATCGGAAAAGAAAATGGCAGAAAAATTACCAGGAACAGCAATTGTAGCAAATACGATTACAACAACGCAGTTGTCGACAATTGTGGTGAATCAGATCTCTGCGGGTGGTGGACCTCGCGTCTCTAGTTTGATCTATCCTGGAAATGACACAGCAGGTAACACTGTCGGTGGTCAAACTGTTTATATCAACGGTGCTGGTTTCGAAACAAATAATGCCATTTATATCAACGGTAATGCCGTTCCTTCAAAGTCATTCATCAGCGCAAGCAATATTTCTTTCACAACACCAGCATTATCCGCAGGCATTTATCCAGTTTATGTGATCAACACAGACTCTGGTGCAACTGCAATTTTTGTTCCAGGTTATATTTCTTCTGCTGAGCCTGCATGGGCGACTGCTGCTGGAAGTTTGAGTGAATCGCAAGATGAACTCAGCGCATGGAGTTATTCTCTATCTGCAACTGGTGATGCTCCAATCACTTATGCTCTTGCTGCTGGGAGTTCACTACCAACAGGAGTTTCTCTTGCTGCAAATGGATTGATCAGTGGAACAATCACATCTCCATCAGGCAATACAACAACCTATACATTTAGTGTTGTCGCAACCGATGCACAGAATCAAGATTCTACAAGACAATTTACTGTTACAACATCAACAGGCGAAGGTGTGTTGTTTGCGAATAATGTTTTATTGATTCATGCTGACGGAACGAATAATCAAAACAATCATACATTCTTGGATTCTTCGAATAATAACTTCACTATTACTAGAAACGGTAATGCAACTCAAGGAACATTTAGTCCATTTAGTCAAACTGGATGGAGTGGATATTTTGATGGAACTGGAGACTATCTAACTTATAGTCCTGGATCAACATTATCTTCTATAGGAACTGGACCATTAACAATTGAAGCATGGGTATATTACACAGGAAATCACTCTGGTTTTCATGATATTTTTGTAACCAGTACTAGTTTAGGAATGTTATTAGATGCAGGAAAACTTCGTTTTTATGGTTTTTCTGCAGCAACAGCTGCAACTAATCTAGTTCAAAATACATGGGTTCACGTGGCAGTTGTTCGACAATCTTCTAATGTGTTTGGTTTTATTGGTGGAACAAAGGTTTTAGATACAACAACCAATGTAGGATTTAGTGGATCAACGGGATATATTGGTTCTTGGACTTCAGGCACTACTGAAAATTGGCCAGGATATATTTCTAATTTAAGAGTTTCAAATAGTGCAAGATATACAGCCAATTTCACACCATCAACAACACAATTTACTTCAGATGCCAATACGGCATTACTTACACTGCAATCAAATCGATTTATAGACAATAGCAATAACAACTTCACAATCACACGCAATGGTGATACTTCTATTCAAGCATGGTCTCCATTTGCTCCAACTGCTGAGTATTCAACAGCAAATGTGGGTGGTGGTGGGTATTTTGATGGGACTGGAGATTATCTGTCAGTACCAGATAATGTCGCATTAGAATCATTTACTGATTTTACTATTGAATTTTGGGTATATTTCAATTCTGTATCAGGCACACAAATTGTTGTTGATAAAGGATGGAATGCTGCAGCTATCAGTCCCTATCTGATTTTCCTGTCGTCAGGTAGTCTCATAGCATACGCTAGTTCTGGATCTACATGGGATGTTTTGAGCGGCAGTTCTTTTGGAACAATGGCAACAGGTCAATGGTTTCATATTGCATTAACGAGAAGTGGAAGTTCGATACGATTATTCACGAATGGCAGTTTGATTACAACTGTCACTAACTCAACGACTTTAATGAATAGTGCCTCTAATTTAGGTGTGGGCGCAGGACCATCTGCGGGAGTTAATCCTCTAAATGGATACCTGTCAGGTCTTCGAATTGTGAAAGGTACTGCTGTTTATACTTCTGCGTTTACTCCACCAACAGCACCACCAACAAACATTGCTAATACATCTTTACTTCTCAACTTCACCAACGCTGGCATCTTCGACCAAACAGCGAAGAATGTAATTGAAACAGTCGGTGATGCCAAAGTTAGCACTGCGCAATTTAAGTATGGTACTGGTTCTATTTCGTTTGATGGTACTGGTGATTATATCAAGATAACCAAGAATGCAACTCTATTAAATTTTGGATCTGGCGATTTCACAGTTGAAACTTGGGTGCGCTTCAATACCGTTGGCGCAGATCAAGCAATATTGGGATCTGATGGCACAACAGGAGCCTATGATATTCTTTACAGAACTGGTGTAGGTTTAGTTATCGGCAGATACAACACAGCATTCGATAGTAACTTTTCATGGTCGCCAAGTATTAATACTTGGTATCACATTGCATGGTGCAGATCAGGAAGTTCACTAAGAGCATTTGTAGACGGCGTTCAAATTGGATCAACTGCAACAAACACAAATGCATATAATGGTGGCACAAATTATTCTGTCATAGGCGCTTCAGATGCAAGTAATACTAGATCATTAAATGGATTCTTAGACGATCTTCGCATCACCAAAGGCTATGCTCGCTACACATCAAACTTCACAGCGCCAACTTCTGCGTTGAAGGACAAATAATGAGTATCTATAAACTCCCTGGTTCTGCAATTCAAGCGAATACGATTAGTGTAACCCAGTTACAAACAACTGTTGTGACTCAAATTCAATCTGGTGCTAGTGGTGGTCCGAAAGTCAAGAGCCTCATCTATCCAAGCAATGACACTGCTGCAAACTCAACAGGTGGTCAAACTGTTTATATTACTGGTTCTGGTTTCGCTGCCAATGCACAAGTTCTTGTGAACGGTGCTGCTGTACCTTCTCAATCGTTTATCAGTGCAAGCAATATTTCTTTCACAACACCAGCACTTTCGACTGGAACCTATCCTGTTTATGTGATCAATCCAGAAGATGGTGGAACTGCGATTCTATATCCAGGATTATTAATTTCTGGTGAGCCAACATGGGTCACGTCAGCAGGAAGTTTAAGTGCATCGCAAGATGAGTTAAGTTCCTGGAGTTATTCTCTATCTGCCACAGGTGACACACCAATCACTTATGCGCTTGCAGCAGGAAATACCTTACCAACTGGAATTAGTCTTGCAGCAAATGGGCTAATCAGTGGAACAGTCAGTTCACCAACTGGTAATGCAACAACATATACGTTTAGTGTGATTGCAACTGATGCTCAAAATCAAGACTCCACGAGACAGTTTACTGTCACGACGTCAACTGGAGAAGGTGTATTATTCGCTAATAATGTTCTATTGATTCATGCTGACGGAACGAACAATCAAAACAACCACACATTCTTAGATTCTAGCAATAATAATTTCACCATTACAAGAAATGGTAATGCAACTCAAGGTAGTTTCTCTCCGTTTAGTCAAACTGGATGGAGTGCATTTTTTGATGGTACTGGGGATTATTTAACAGTTGCCGACAATGCAGCTCTGCAAATGGGAAGTGGTGATTTTACTATTGAATTTTGGATGCAACCAACAAGTACTGGGGTAGCAACTGTATTTGGAAAGGGGTTTAGTGCTTCAGGTGCTATTTTAATGCAAACACTTTCTACCAGTGGAAGAATAGAACTTTGGGTCAATGGTTCTTTAGTGATAACAGAATCTTCGGGAACATATTCTCCTAATAATTGGTATCATATAGCTGTAGTTAGAAGCGGTACATCACTTGTATTATACAGAAATGGAGTATCAACGGGCTCGGTTACAAATTCCGTGAACTTAAACAGTACCGCGTCTTTGGGAATAGGCGGCGATCCTACAAATTTAGGTTATACTTTTACAGGTTATATATCTAACTTCCGCATGGTAAAGGGTAGTGCACTTTACACAACTACATTTACTACACCAGCATCACCATTAACAAATATCGCTAATACATCTCTACTCACGCTTCAATCAAATCGATTTATTGATAACTCAACGAATGCATTTACAGTCACTCGCAATGGTGATACATCAATTCAAGCATGGTCTCCATTTGCTCCAACAGCTGCATATTCAACAGCGAATGTTGGCGGGAGTGGGTATTTTGATGGAACTGATGATTATTTACGCATTACAGACAATGCCGCATTTGATTTTGGATCTGGTGACTTCACTATTGAATGTTGGGCATATACTGAAACTTTTGCATCACAGTATAATGTATTGGTGTGTCAGTGGGGTTCCAGCACAGCTTGGATTTTTAGAATCCAATCTACATTGATTGGTCTTTACGCAAATATTGGTGGAACACAAAACTACACAGCTTCAGTTACTAACACAACAGGACAATGGGATCATTTTGCTGTTACAAGATCAGGCACAACATTAACTTTTTATAAGAATGGAGTATCTGTGGGGACCACCAGTATTTCAGGAACGATAAACAATGCAGCTGAAACAATCAGCATTGGTGTATTGAGTGAGTATAACTCTACAACGACTCATAAAGGTTACATATCTGGTTTGCGTGTTATAAAAGGTTCTGCAATTGCACCAACAATCACATCACCACCAACAAACATCGCCAACACATCTCTACTCTGCAACTTCACCAATGCTGGCATCTTCGATCAAACAGCGAAGAATATTCTTGAGACAGTTGGTGATGCAAAAGTGAGCACTGCACAGTATAAGTATGGCACAGCGTCAATGTATTTTGATGGAACTGGAGATCGTGTACATACTGGTCCAAGTAATCCGCTAATAGCTCTTGGAACAGGAAATTTTACGGTAGAGTGTTGGGTAAATAAGTTGGATACAAACCATAGAGGAATATGGCAGATATCGTCGACGGCTGGAGGATTGCAAGCATCAACATCAAATTTAGCACTTGGTTATCAGACTGGTGTTTGGCAAATTTATCGCAACGGTAATTCTGAAAGTGCAAGTTATAGTATTACACCAAATACATGGTATCATACTGCAGTAGTAAGAAATAGTGGAACTACAAAACTTTATGTCAATGGCACAGAAGTAATATCAGTAGCAGACACAAACAATTACACTGGAACATATATGGTAATTGGTGGATATTATGATACAAATTATTTACATAATGGCTACATCGACGATCTTCGCATCACCAAAGGCTACGCTCGCTACACATCTAACTTCACTGCACCAACTTCTGCTTTAAAGGATAAATAATCATGGCTCGTAAACTCAAAGGCGGTGCGATTCAAGCGAATACAGTCACCACAACTCAAATGAACGCTAATGCATGGAGTCAAGTATATGCAGCACTCGCAGCAGCAAATGCTGCATATGCTCAAGCAAACACTGCAAACACTTCAGCCGCTAGTGCTTCTGGTGGCTTTGCTAAATCGTTTTTAACAGGACTATAAAATGCCAGAAACATATAAAATTCTTGGTCAGGTTGCAGCAACTGCAAACACCACACATAACGTATATACTGTTCCTGCAGCAACACAGACAGTTGTTTCTTCGATTGTGGTTGTAAATAGAAATAATGGATCAAATTGCACTTATCGTGTTGCAGCACAACAAGCAGGAGCTGCTCTTGCCAATCAACACTATCTCGCTTATGATGCTCCAATTGCAGCACTAGATACTGTTGCATTGTCATTAGGAATTACACTCGGAAACACGGATGTAATTTCTGTATATACTTCAAACTCAAATCTTTCATTCAGCGTCTTTGGAACAGAGATCACCTAATGGGATTTAAGATTGGTTCACTTATAACGATTGGAAATCGTGGGTTGAATCCAACTCATGTGCTTTCGCGCACACGACAGGTTGTAAATCCAGTATGGAATTACCCTTCGCCAAAAACTGTTGTACTTACATTTAAACAATCTGGATCATGGACATGTCCAACAGGTGTCACTGAGGTTGAGTATCTTGTCATTGCTGGTGGTGGAGGAGGTGGTGGTGCAAGTGACATTGGAGCAGGTGGTGGCGGTGCTGGCGGATTTAGAACAGGAACTGCATTTCCAGTGACTGCTGGAAACACTTATACAATCACTGTTGGCGCTGGTGGAAACGGTGGAACTGGCACTCCAAGCGGCTCAACTGTTGCAGGATCTAATGGATCTAGTTCTGTATTTGATACTATTACTTCTGCTGGCGGTGGTGGCGGCGGATGTGGTAAAAATGGTGGAGTAGATTCTGATGGTAGAAATGGAGGATCTGGTGGTGGTGCAGGAGTTGCATCTAATCCAAACTCAGGAAAAACAGGTGGTTCTGGTAATATACCATCTGTAAACCCGTCTCAAGGAAATAATGGTGGTAATTCAACGTATGGTGCACCAGCATATGGTGGTGGCGGTGGTGGTGGATCAGGTGCTGTTGGTACAAACGGAACAACTTCTGTTGGTGGAAATGGTGGAAATGGAACAGCGTCAAGTTTATCTGGTTCTAGCGTAACCTATGCAGGTGGTGGTGCTGGTGGAGTTGGTGGTTATGGTGGATCAGCTGGATCAGCTGGATCAGGTGGCGCAGGTGCAGTAAATACCGCAGCATCTCCAAACACTGGTAGTGGTGGAGGTGGTGGTTCTAATTCTGGAACAGGTGGATCTGGTGGTTCTGGTATTGTAATTCTTAAATATGTAATGCCAAATTTTGGTATTCAAGTTTTCAATTCAACAACAGAATGGAAATGTCCAGAAGGCGTCACTTCTGTTGAGTATCTAGTTATTGGTGGAGGAGGATCTGGAGGAGGATACACCAGCGGTGGTGGTGGTGGTGCTGGTGGATTTAGAGTTGGTGCAAATTTCTCAGTAACTGCAGGAAACACCTACACAGTTACAGTTGGTGCTGGTGGAGCAGGAATTAATACAGGTTTAGGAGCTTCTAATGGATCTTCTTCAATTTTTGCTACTATAACTTCCGCAGGTGGCGGCAAAGGTGGTGTTAGAGGTCCTTCAAATGTTGGTGCTGCAGATGGTGGTTCTGGTGGTGGTGGTCACGGTGATGGTGGTGGTAATGGTGGGCTTGGTAATACACCGAGCGTGTCACCATCACAAGGAAATAATGGAGGAAACGCTCTTACTGGCGATTATCCAAACTTCCGCGCTAATGGCGGTGGTGGTGGTGGCGCAGGAGCTGCTGGTCAAAACGCGCAAGCAGGTTCAAATGGTAATGGTGGTAGTGGAGCTGTGTCTTCTATCACAGGAATAACATTAACTTATGCTGGCGGCGGGGGAGCAGGTACAAGCAGAACCCAATTTGGTGATATTGCTGGTTCTGGCGGAACAGGAGGAGGGGGAGCTGGCGCACCAAGAGCACCTGCCAATTCGAATGGTACATCTGGAACAACAAACACTGGTGGTGGTGGTGGCGGTGCAGGTGGTGATGCTTCTTTCACCTCTTATGGTGGGTCTGGCGGCTCTGGTATTGTTATTATCAAACTCAACGGATAATCGGAAAAGAAAATGGCACGCAAATTAGACGGTAGTTATATCACAGCAAACACGATTACAACAACACAGTTGACAACAACTGTCGTGTCTCAGATTTCTGCTGGTGGTGGTCCGAAAGTCACAACAATCACTTATCCAAACAGCGCAACAGCAACTGTAAATACAGGCAACGAATCGATTGTTCTTACAGGAACAGGATTCGATGCTGGTGTGCAGATTTATGTGAACGGTGCTGCTGTTCCTTCCGTGTCAAGAACAAACTCAACATCACTCTCATTTACAACACCAGCACTTTCTACTGGAACAACCTATCCACTATACGTCGTCAATCCAGACGGTGGAACAGCAGTTGTGGTTCCTGGAATGGTAGTGTCGGCAGGACCTGTTTGGGTAACTGAATCACCATTGACTTCTTGGGGTGCGTCAAGTGCACTATCACGATCATTAGTTGCCACGAGCGACTCAACAGTGAGTTATGCACTACAAGACGGCAGCTCACTACCATCAGGACTATCACTTGCTGCGAATGGATTGCTCAGTGGAACTCTTACATCACCACCTGGAGTGGAAACAACTTATAACTTCACAGTAACTGCAACAGATTTAGAATTACAAAAATCATCCAAAGCATTTAGTATAAACGCATCAAGTGGAAATCTTTCATTTTCCATCACACCATCAGTAAACGGGAAATCAACCTGGGATCCATCTATAGATGGCGAATTGACATTAACATCAAATGGAACTTGGACAATAAGCACTTCTAGCGATTTAACAGCAAATATTATTATGTGGGGTGCTGGTGGCGGAGGAGCAACAGGAAGTGGAGACAGTTCAACAGTTCCTCATAGAAATATGAGAGGCGGTGGTGGTGGCTGCGCGAAAGGATTAGTAACTCTAACTAGTGGTGTATCATATACGATTAGAGTTGGAGAAGGTGGTCGAGGCGCAAATCAAGCGACTGTGCTTTTCGGTGGTGGTGTTGCTGGTGGTGGTGGAGCAATTACTGATGATGGTAATTGGGGTTGTGGTGGTGGTGGAGCATACACTGGTATATTTAGAGGAACTGAAACACATGCAAATTCAGTTTTAATTGCAGGTGGTGGTGGAGGAGCAGGTCTCCATAGAAATAGTGGACCAAGTGTAATATGCGTTGGTGGTGCTGGTGGTGGCGCAAATGGAGAAAACGGCACTTGGAACGGCAGTAATACATCAGTATACGCAGGCACTGGCGGAACACAAAATGCAGGTGGATATCTTCCGAATCCTAATTCATTTGACACGCCAGGAGGTGCATTAACTGGAGGATATGGCACTAGTGCTGCACCTAACGATGCATTAGTTTCTGGAGGAGGTGGATCTGGTTATTATGGTGGAGGTGCAGGGCAAAATTCTGGGGACATAATTGGTGGAGGTGGCGGAGGAAGCGGTTATGCACATCCAACATATACCAGCCAAACCACACTATATACTGGATATCAATTTAATCCTGGCAATAATACAGACTCTAGATGCGCAAATGCAGGAATAGGTGGCACTGGAGCTTCTTACAGCGTTGTAAATTCAACGTATGGTGGTAATGGAAAATTTGTCCTAATTAGTACAATTTCTTCGTAAATACTTGATCATTTACTTCTAATGAAAACACTTGAAGAAAAGAAATTGTTGGTAAAAATGGCTCGCATGTTTGGCCAGCCAGTTGATCAAGCATTGATTGAGTCTGTTGATCGCGAAGAAAAACTTGCTGCTGCTCTTTTTGGTGAACCAAAACAAGAAGTCATCGCTGAAGAAAAGATTCCAATCCTCAAAGAAGATTTGCTTACTGAAATTGAATCAATTCCAGCAAAACCTGCTGAGACTAATCTACAACTACCCGAAGATTATAAAGTTCAGCAGGTCGCTAATTATCTCGACACAGTTTCAAATACGAAAAAGCCACCATTAGCAACTGCATTGATGGATAAAGAGTTTGAGGCTTTACGAAAAACTGTAATGGATTTATTACAGAAAGTCAATACACTTTCGTGGGGAAGCGGCGGAACTGGTGCTGTAAGAATTATTGATCAGGATGACTTGGACAAATCAACTGTAGCAAACGGTCGTTATATGAAATATATGAATGGTATGTTCGTCATGGACGAAATCAATCCGTTCGATGTGATTCACAATACAACTCTTGTAACAACGAACACATATACAGTCCAGGACAATGACTATTATATTGGTGTGAATCATGCTGGTCCTGTCACGATTGTCATTCCATCTGTTCCAGATTCTGGTCGTGAGATTGTGATCAAAGACGAATCAGGAAACTGTGAAACGCATAATATTACTATCTCTGGTCCGATCGACAACGATGCAAACGGAGCCATATTAGCAGTCAACAACGGAGCATTGCACATGCTATTCCGTGGTGATTATTGGAGAATTATCTAATGACTTATTTGTATAATAAAAATGTCAATGTTCTGAACGCAAATACGATTGTTGCGACAAGTAATCCGTTTCCTGTAACAGCCGTTGGTGACGGACTAGAAGTTAAAGGTATTTCACCAGATGCGTTTGGTCGCACTCGTGTTTCTGAATTGTTCACGCTCGGTGATTATAAGCATCTCTTTGCAATCGATCCAAACTTTTTGGATGTCACTTCAAATGGCTCAGTTACATTTGAGATGAATAAAGCACAAGCAACACTCTCTACAAATAGTAATTCTTCTGCTTATGCAATTCACCAGACTAAATTTTATCACCACTATCAACCAGGAAAGAGTCAATTAATCTTTTCTTCTTTCAATTTTGGTGCACCAGATCGAAATGTAACGAAAAGAACTGGATATTTCGATGATCGCGATGGTATCTACTTCGAACAAGTGGGTAGCAATACAGCAAATGGAAATCTAGTTGCAAATACAACACAGACACTCAACTGGGTTATTCGCTCATATACTGGCAATACAGCAAATGAATCCAATGTAGTTACAACAATTAATGGTGTGCCTTATACTTACCAACGTCGTGTTCCACAATCAGATTGGAATGTAGATAAATGCGATGGAACAGGATTGAGCGGATTTAATCTAGACATCACCAAAACTCAATTAACCTATACAGATTTTCAGTGGCTTGGTGTTGGTCGTGTTCGTTGCGGATTTGTTCATAATGGTAAAGTAATTATTGCTCATGAGTACCTCCACTCAAATGTTCTTGATGAGGTTTATATCGCAAACCCAAACCTTCCAGTTCGCTGTGAGATTCGCAATACTGGAGCAGGAACAGGTGGATCAATGGATCAGATTTGTTCTACTGTCGCAAGCGAAGGCGGTTATATTGAATCAGGTATTGATTTTGCAATCACTGCAAATAATCGATCAACTGCAACACCTTCGGCAACTGAACTTCCATTAGTTGCAATTCGACTTAAAAATGATTTCCAAGGATTTCCAAATCGAATCAGCGTTCGTTTAAATCAAATTGCTCTGCATGCTGAAACAAATAGTATCGTTTACGAAGTGCGTAAACTTGCAAATACATCTTTCCTTGCAAATAACACTGGTGCTCTTGTTTGGACTTCTGCTTCACCATCAAGCGGTGTTGAGTACTGTATCAATGCAGATACCATTACTAATGGTGAGTCATTTGCTACAGGATTTGTACCTGCTGGCGCATCGCAGAACTCCCTCTCTCCAGTTGCATCAGGCGCATTGACTGCGGCAAAGAAAAATATCATTGTTCAGAACTTTGACTCAACAGATTCAGAAGTTTATGTAGTCGTGGTTAGAACAATTACCACAGCAGGAAATCAGATTGCATCAGTCGGTGCAGCCTTGCAGTGGCGTGAGATCTACTAAATAACTAAATAAAACAAAAGATAGACTTGAATTGATCATTTAAACTGCTGAGATTCGCCTTCCTAGTGTTGAAGGCAGTATGGATTTGATATCTACAAACCCATTCAGGAGTTCAAATGAAGAAGTTACTTCTTGCGCTACTATTCGCAGTAGGCGCAACACAGGCATTCGCCCAGACTACAACAGTTTCTACGGTCAATACGACCTCCGATGTCAATACGACAACAAATTCAACATCGACTTCCACATCGACATCGGACAATACCAACACGAATGTGAATACGAATAATAACATTCAGTCTGGTACTGCAACTAATATTAATCAGAATACGAATACTTCAACTTCTACTTCGACTTCTGATAATACGAATACGAATGTGAACACAAACACTTCGACTTCGACCTCTACGAATACCAATACCAATGTGAATACGAATAATAACATTAATAGTGGTACAGTAAACTACAACAACAATAATACCTCTACTAGCACCGCTACAAATACGAATAATAACAATTCGGTGGTGAACAGTACAAATACAAACACGAATGTGAATACGAATAATAACATTCAGTCTGGTACTTTGACAAATAATAATAACAATGTGAATACTTCGACTTCTACGGCTACAAATACGAATAACAACACGAATGTGAATACGAACAATAACATTCAGTCTGGTACATTGACTAATATCAACCAGAATACAAATAACACCACATCTGTAAATACAAATAATAATAACAATGTGAACACAACGACATCTAATAATACTAATAATAACAACAATGTCAATGTGAGCACATCAACCTCAACAAACACAAATAACAATAATAACAATTTGTCTGGTGAGGTAACTTATAATAACAATAATAACAACAACACAAATATCAATTCAACAAATACTAACAATAACAATAATGTCTCTACATCAACCAACACAAATAACAACAACAATGTCTCTACTTCAACTAACACAAATGTGAATAAGAACGACAGCACTTCTGTTGCCACAAATAATAATAACAATGTAAATGTGAGCACATCAACTGCTGTTAATAAGAACGAGAATGTAAACAAATCAGAAAGCACAAGCCAATCAAGTGTAAAGACAGATAACACAAATACTAACATTAATCGTAATGAAAATATCACCAAATCAGAAACAACAATCAAAGCACCTCCTGCTTCTGCTATTGCTCCAATGATCTCAACATATAGCCAGGACGTCTGTGTATCAGGCGTTTCTGGCGCTGTTCAAACTCAAGTGTTCGGTGTCTCTGCTGGTAAGGCAGTTCGTGATATGAATTGCGAAAGATTGAAACTTTCCAAGACTCTATACGACATGGGTATGAAGGTTGCTGCTGTGTCACTAATGTGCCAAGACGAAAGAGTGTTCAAGGCTATGGAAATGGCTGGAACACCTTGCCCATACATGGGTAAGATCGGTAAGGAAGCAACAACAGAGTGGACAGGTAATAAGGAAGAAAGACCAGACTTCAAGAAGAAGTGGTGGAAATTCTGGGAAAAGAAAGAGCAAGAAACATCTGAAGAACTTCCAGTAGCCTCCGTAGGTGGCTGATGAAGCGACTTCTCGCTCTACTACTATTGGCGGTGGCTCCTGCGTTCGCGCAGGAGTACACTCCGCCACCACCGCCCCCTATATATGATCCTACGGTTGAACAGACATATACTGTTACGCAATCACAAACACCATTACAAAATATCAATCAAAACTCAATTGGAATACCATTAACATTGTATGATGATGGTTCTACTTTCCAACCAATTGACTTACAATTTGATTTTTACTTTTTTGGTAGTTTGTTTGATTCAGTTTATATCTCGCAAAATGGATTGATAAGTTTTACCAGCAATGCCAATGGTTGCTGCAGTGGTAATGAATTGCCATTTTTATCTAATCAATCATACTATAATTTAAACAATAGCATTTTTGCTATGTGGTCAGATCTTGCTGATTTTAATAATCCAGGCAATCCGTATTATAAGTCTACAGGAAATTCATTCACTGTTGGTTGGTATGGCGTTGATGAATTAGGTTCACCAAATAAGTTTGATTTTGAAATTAGGTTATTTGCTGATAGTAGTTTTTCTATAAATTACGGTTCGTTTGATTATACAATGGCAACAGGTAGAACATTTACCTCTGGTTTTCAGGGCGACACTGCCACAGAATTTACTCAATTTTATTGGGGCAACAATCCATCATCTTTACAAAACACAACATACTTTGTGCAGTCATCAGAGATTGTTCCAATATCAACAGCCCCTGATTGTACCACAAATCCATACGACCCTTCTTGTGTGATTGATACTATTGGTATTGACGATGGTGTAACTGACTACACCGACCCAGAAGAAATTTTAGCTGCTATTGAAGAACAGGAAGCGACTCAAGAAGAACTTGAAGAACTAGTTGACGATGGAAGTGATGATGGTTCAGATGATGGCTCTGAATATGTTGAGGAAGAGGAAGAAGAAATATATGTTGCTGATGAAGAAGCAACTGAAGAACTTCTTGACCAAGACCTAGAAGAAATGCTTGCTGAAGAAACTGATGAAGAAGAAATCTTACTGGTTGAGGATGTAGCAGAAGATCTAGCAGAGCCAGCAGTTGTTGCAACTTATAGAGAACTAACTGATGAAGAAAAGGCTCAGATTCTTGCTGACGCAATTTCTAAAGATGTATTACAAAATGCCCTTACAATTGCATCAGAAGTTAGTTCATCAACTACCAATGCTGCTAGTGGTCCTACTACAGAAAGTGCAGCAACTACTACAACAACCAGATCATCTAATGATCAATCAAGTGTAGCTGAGTCAACCGAAATAGTAGCAGCTGCAGATGTCTTCACAGAACAAAAAGAAGAAAGTTCATCCGTATCCGATACTGGATTAGATGTCCTTGAGACTGGTAGACAAATAGGTCAACAAGCATTATCAGAAACTTTAGCTGCAAGTGATGCTGCATCTAATGATTCTTCAAGAGAAGCTGAATCAATTGCAACATTCTCAAGCGAAGCATCAGTTACAACTCAATCTACTGCCGCAGTGTCCACGGAAACGCAATCAACTGATATATCTGCTCAAAGCGTGACCGAACAGCAGACAACAGAAACACAGGTTGGTGCTTCTGTATCAGAAGATGTAACACAACAAGAAACAGTGGTTGCTGATTCTGGCGCAGAAGTGCAAACAGATATGGGGCAAACAGTTGAGTTTGCAACAAGTGAAACAACAAGCCAAATTGAACAAGAAGCTGAGATGCTTGCTGAATCATTTGTTCGTGGTCCAACTGTTGATATTGTAGAAACAGATGAGGCACTTGCAGTTGTGGAAGCCAGTCGCGCCACAGCAGACCAAAGTGCATTTGATGATGAGTCAAGCAAAGACGCAGAAGTAACAACAGCGATGGTTGATCCAGCATTAGCAATGGCTAATACATTTAATCAAGCGCCAAATGCGATGAGTCTTGAATTCCTTGGAATTATCAAGCCAATAGAAGAAAAGAGTGACGCTGAGGTTCGTGCAGAGCAAGTAGTTGCTGCTAATAAAGAGCAACAAGATGCGATTAATGCAAACTACATGGACGCTGATCAATCAGGCATTGTATCAGCAATTGCAGTAGATGCAGATGTAAGTTCATATCTAACACAAAGAATTCCAGATGTACCGTTCTATAGACCAGAAGACATCTACAAAGGTGTTATTATTAAGGACAATGCCCGTGGCGCATATTTCCTTGAAAAAGGAAACACAGACACTTATAAAAAAATGATCGAAGAACAGTACAAGTAATGTTAGCAGAACTGGCAGCAATCAATGCTGCATATGCTGTTATCAAGGAGGTTGTCTCTAACGGCAGAGAATTAGGTGAGTGTGCAGGTCAATTAGGAAGTTTCTTTGAAGGTAAACGAAAGTTAGAAAAGAAAGTTATTGAAACACCTGCAAATGAGCGCAGCCGACTAGAAGAATTTTTTGCATTAGAAGAAGTGCGAAGAAAGGAAAGAGAACTTAAAGACTATATGTTGATTGCTGGGCGACCTGGATTATGGGATGATTGGGTAAAGTTTCAAAAAATGCATGCGCAGATGGAATTAGCAGCAGCGCAAGCAAGGCGTCGCGCTGAAATTGAAGCCGCGCACAGGCAAGAAGAAATTACATTAATGGTTTGTGTAGGAATTTTATTTTTTATGCTTGTTGGCATAATTTTTGGATTTGCTTATATTATAACTAGATAAAGTATAGACAAGGAGCAATACAAATGAGCGATTTAGACGAGAAGGTAGATAAACTAGAAGCAGCAGTTGACCCAAATACGGTCATCAGCATTGGTGGGTACAGTTTTACCCCAGCAAAGTTAATGATCGCTGGCGGTATTGTATCTACTGTATTGGGTGGTCTTTATGGAGCCTTTGAGTTCTATAAAGATTACATGGACATGAAGCAACAGATTCAAGAGTATGTTGCTCCAGACTTATCCGCAATCCAAGAGCGCATCACCAAGATGGAAGAGCGTGTTGATAATGCAGTTGTCATGGTCGATGAAAGTGGTGATATTATCCGCGACGTTCGTTCAGATCTAAAAGGTGATATCGATAGCCTTCAAGCCGATGTCGATGCCGCCGAAAGACGTAATCGCGAGTTAGATAAGGAAGTCCGTGGATTCGTCGGCGTCACAGATCGCGATATGTCGGCGCGATTGAGAGCGATCGAGCGCGAAACAGACGCTAAATTAAAGGAATTAGAGAAGAAAGTCGACGAGAAGATTCAAAAAGCATGGGAAAATCCATTGGCTAAATAAGAAACGATAATGGAAACATTATGTCTCCGCAATGCAGAAAAGCGATATATTGTGAGTTTTCGCAATCGGATTCTAATACTGACTTATGACTATCATGTTGCAGTCAAGTATATGAATTTTGTAAAACAAGCAAATAGGGTATTGGGGAGACGAAAATGAATCTATTAGAAAATTTAAAGTCAATGCTTTCAGATGGAGTCAATGGCTCTGTTTCTTCAAAGCGTGTAATTACATTTTTAGCAACTTTTTTAGTTGCGTTGGCTTTCGTACTTAACTTGTTCTGGAGTTTTACAGTAGAGCAATTTATGTATGATTCTATGATGATGATTGTTGTGGCTGGACTTGGTACTACTGTTGCGGAGAAATTCGCTAAAAAATAATAGGAGATGATCATGGGTACATTAGTTGTATTAGTATTAGTAGTTGTTGCTGGTTGGGTTGCCTGGAAATTATGGAAAAAGCCAGATGCAAACAATGACGGTGTTGTAGACGCTAAAGATGTTCTACATGCTGCTAAAGAAGTTGCTGTTGAAGCAAAGGCAGAAGCAGTAAAGGCAGCAGATGTTGCTGTCGAAAAAGTCAAGAAGGCTCGTAAGCCAAAGGCGCCAAAGGCATGAAAAGAATAGCAGCATTTATTGCTGCTATATCTTTATCCTCTGTTGCTGTAGCCAATCCCTACGACTGGAAGATTCTCAAGGTCGCTGATGGCGACACAGTGGTGTTCGAAGCACCATTCATGCCAGCACCATTGAAACCGCAATTAAGTTTGCGTGTCTTGGGTGTTGATACGCCAGAAAAGGGTGCGAGAGCAGCATGTCCTGCTGAAGCTGCTGCTGCCGAAAAGGCAAGTGCGTTTACAAAGAACGCAGTTGCGAATGCTAAGAAGATTCAGATTGAATTGAAAGAGCATGATAAGTTTGGTGGTCGTGTGCTTGGTGACGTGATTCTTGATGGTCAGAAACTTTCTGAACTTCTAATCAAGAATGGTCATGCTCGTGCATACTTTGGTGAAAAGAAACAGAGTTGGTGCGAATAATGTTTATATTAGAGCCATTCGCAATTCCATTCATCTACTTGTTCAAGTGGTTGGCTGCATTATTCTTATGGCTTTCTAATGCCACATATTGGACATACTCCAAATTGTTAGGCGCAAGCATGTGGCTCAACGATCAGGTCGAGAGTAATATTTGGCCAAGAGATTAATTTATGCTTATACCATTACCATATAAGATCCTTGCGGTGGTTCTTTTAGTTGGCGGTGCTTTTGGCGCTGGTTATAAAAAAGGTATCGCGCAAGGTGAGGTCGAGATTCAACGCGCAGCAAACGAAGCCGAAGAATTGTCAATTGCCTTAAAGAAAGAGCAAGCGATGATTCGCGAGGTTGTAAAGGTTGAGTTCGTTGATCGTGTCACAAAGATTAAAGAAAAAGAAACCAAGATTGTAGAGGCTGCAGCAAATGCAGTTCCTGGTCAATACGATTTATCGAATGGCTGGGTTCATACGCATAATGCTTCCGCTTCTCCTAAACTTGAACTTGATATGAATCTTGCTGCAGATCCTTCAAGTTCTTTTGTTAGAGATAATCAAGCATTACAAACAATTGCAGAAAACTATTCAATTTGTTTGCAAAATGCTCAGCAACTTTCTTCTTTGCAAAAGTATATTATTGAAGTGAATAAAAAGATCGATGATGAAAATGCCAAGAGAGGCATTGACATCAAACTGCCTGACCTGCCATGGAAAAAGAAGGAGGGTTGAATATGAAATACCTTCTGGTGATTTTATTATCTTTGTTTTTAGCTGGCTGTGGTAGTCCATTAACACGATTACTTCCTAAACTTGAGAAGTTGGAAGTTGATCCAATCTTAATGACTCCACCAAAAGAGTTAAAACTTATACAAAAGCCAAGTCCTGAAGAAGTTAAAAAGATTCTCGAAGAACAAGAAAAACAAAAGGCAGAGGCAGCAAAAGATGTCACACCTTAACGAAGTTGGTTATGGGTATTTTAAACATCTCTATCGTGCATGGCGAATCGCTTTCATTCTTTTAGTGCATGGTCTGTTTCCAAATGTATGGAAAACAAAAGCCAGTGATGAATTGTGCAAAGAAAGACTTGGTGATGATGCAACTCGAGCATATATGCTAAAGCATATGTATGGAATTGTTGAAAAGAAATACGAAGAAACACCAAGTATTTGGGATAGATTATCCGATCGTGAACTTGCTGTAATACAGGAAAAGAGTGAAAATAATAAATAATGTACACTTTCAAGGAATTTCTCTCTGAGAGTTGGAGCAATAAGTATAAAAAAACAATAAATTGCTCCAACCCAAAAGGATTCTCTCAAAAAGCCCACTGCCGTGCAAGAACATTGCGTCGAGCAGGAATAAAAACAAAAAGCAAGGCGGTAAAGTAAAATGGTTGACTTTGAGAGCAAACTCAGTAAAATAGAGACTGAGGTCGCTGCAATGAGAGAGAAGATTTCCTTCTTCTCTGTAATCTACGAGAAGTTCGATAGAACTCTTGATAAACTTGAGAAGCAGCATAACGACGAACTCCGTGAAGTTCATAAGAAGATTGAAGAGATTGAAGTTTCCATCATGGATGAAATCAAATCACTTCGTCAAGAGATGGCTGCACAACACGAAGTTGAAAAACAAAAGATCGAAGACCTAAACAAGTGGCGCTGGATTGTAATTGGTGGCGCTGCTGTTGTTGGTTGGATTTTATCTCGAGTGGGGTTGCCTTTCGAGATCAAATAGTATATAATGATTGATCCGTTGGTGAATGATTTTACATTATGTCAATTTATATTGATAGAAAATTTCTTGGTTTTGTATCATCAAAGTTAGAGCAGTATAAGCAAAAGAATACTGATCTCTACAATTTTCGATGCCCATATTGTGGTGATTCGCAAAAGAACAAGTTGAAGGCGAGAGGCTATGTTTATCGCAAGTCAAACGACTACTTCTTCATCTGCCACAATTGCGGCAAGTCTACGACGTTTGCGAAGTTTCTGGAGCACGTCGATGGTACAACCTATAAGCAGTATATCCTCGAACGATATGCAACTGGTCAAACAGGATACGGCTCTAACGTCAAGAAGCCTGATTTCGAACAACTCAAGGGGAACGCCTACGCCAGACTCCAGTCTACTCTCCTCGAGCCCAGAAGAGATTCAGCGCCAGTTGAAAGCCTGGAGAGAACAACAAGAGCGTTTGCACATTATAGTATAAACAATCTTCCTGAAGAGCACTATGCTCGAGCCTATATAAAAAACAGGAAGATTCCTGAGCAGTTCTGGGATGAAATTCTATTCGTCCCTCAGTTCAGAGAATTCCTAGATAAAGAGTTCCCCAATCATGGCAAAGACGAGGTCCCAAACGACGATCGTGTAGTTCTCCTTTACACTAACGAAAAAGGAGAGATTACCAACGTCGCAGGAAGGGCATTGTCTGATACCAAGATTCGATACGTCACTGTAAAGGTGTCAGATGAGAAGAAAGTGTTTGGACTGCACCGTGTACGGAAAGAAACTAGAATCTACGTCGTTGAAGGGCAGTTTGATTCATATTTTCTCCCGAATTGCGTTGCCTCTGGCGATTCTAATTTGGGCGGCGTGGCAGCAATTTTTCCAGAGTTAGATGTAACTCTTGTTTATGATAATGAACCACGCAATCGTGATATTGTAAAACAAATTGAGAAGTCTATAGATTCTGGTCATACAGTTTGTCTTTTCCCTGAGCATACAAAGGGAAAAGATATTAATGAAATGATACAAAATGGTTTGACTTTGAGTGAAATAAAAGATATTATAGATTCTAACACATTCAGTGGCTTGACAGCAAAACTGAAGTTTACGCATTGGAAAAGGTGCTAGTATGGTTACACTAGATGACGCAGGTTTAGAAATTGTCAAACATCCAATCAAAAGAGTTCGCGTGCAATTTCACAGTGGACTTTGGTATGTTGAATATCAGCGTGCACCAAAATATTTCTTTGATAAGTGGTGGTGGTTTGATGATAGCAAGCACCCAGAATATAAAGATGCGTTTGTGCGCGGACAAGAATTAGCAGCACAAGGCGGTGTGAAAGAAATTCGTCATAAGACTTTAGTATTTGAGGCAAATGAATGAACGTTAAATTAGTATCATACAGTAAACCAGTTCTCGAGGGATTGGACACACCAACGGACCTTGTGGCTTTCTGCGCAAGAGTGTCCAATCCCTCTAATCAAATTAATTCTGAAACATCAGAAAAGTTGATCAAGTATTTGGTCAAGCATCAGCATTGGTCACCATTAGAAATGGCAACCATGTGTTTAGAAATTGAAACAACACGTGACATTGCACGCCAAATTCTACGTCATCGTAGTTTTTCTTTTCAAGAATTTTCACAACGTTATGCTGATCCAACCAAGGATCTAGAATTTGTAACACGTGAAGCAAGACTTCAGGATCCGAAGAATCGTCAAAACTCTATCTCTGAAGGCGTTGATGTTATGCTTCAATACGAATGGGATAAACGTCAACAAGACTTGATTGAACAAGTCAAGATTCATTATAACTGGGCAATTGCGAATGGTATTGCAAAGGAACAAGCACGCGCATTGCTCCCAGAAGGATTAATTATGTCCAGAATGTATATGAGCGGATCCTTGCGTTCATGGATTCACTATATACAACTCCGAAGCGGCAACGGCACTCAGAAAGAGCATATGGAAATAGCCAAAGAGTGCGCAAAGGTTATCGCTGAGGTATTCCCTCTTTCAACACAATTTATCGCAACAGAATAATAAGGAGCACATAATGGCGACAAGACTTCCGTCCATTTATCAAGATTTCATTCACATTTCACGTTATGCTCGTTTCAATGACGAACTTGGTCGCCGCGAAACATGGGATGAGACTGTAGATCGTTATATCAATTTTTTTAAGAATCGCACAAACGAAAACAAATTAGTTCCATGGGATGAGTTGCGTTCAGCAATTTTAAATTTGGAAGTCATGCCATCAATGCGTTGCTTGATGACTGCTGGTCCTGCTCTAGAAAAGGATCAAGTGGCTGGATATAATTGCTCCTATGTCGCCATTGATAATGTCAAAGCATTCGACGAGATCATGTATATTCTTATGTGCGGAACAGGTGTTGGATTTTCTGTTGAATCAAAGTATACAAACAAACTTCCAGAAGTTCCAGAAGAACTACACGAAACAGATACGACTGTTGTCGTTGCTGATAGTAAAATTGGTTGGGCTTCAGCATATCGTGAGATCATTTCGCTTTTGTATTCTGGAAAGATTGCAAAGTGGGATGTATCAAAGGTGCGTCCAGCAGGTGAGCGACTCAAGACATTTGGTGGTCGCGCATCTGGTCCAGAGCCACTTGTAGATCTCATCAAGTTCACATTAAATATTTTCCAAAAGGCACGTGGTAGGAAACTATCAACGTTGGAGTGTCATGACATTGTTTGCAAGATTGCTGATATTGTTGTTTGCGGTGGTGTTCGCCGTTCTGCTCTCATTTCTCTTACCGACCTCAACGACGACCAATTGCGTCATGCAAAGTCAGGTGACTGGTGGGCGCACAATGGGCAGCGCGCATTGGCAAACATTTCAGCGGTGTATGACAAACAAGTAGACATGGACACATTCATGAATGAATGGCATGCTCTCTATATGTCCAAGTCTGGTGAGCGTGGCATTTTCTCTCGCGCTGCTTCACAAGCAGTTGCAATGAAGAATGGTCGCCGCGATCCAAAGCATGAGTTCGGTACAAATCCTTGCTCTGAAATTATCTTGCGTCCATTTGAGTTCTGTAATCTTTCAGAGATTGTCGTCCGTGCAAACGATGACGTTGAGTCATTGAAGCGTAAGGCTCGTCTTGCAACAATCATTGGTACATTGCAGTCAACGTTAACAGACTTCCGTTACATTAATAAGAAATGGAAGAATAATTGTGATGAGGAAAGACTACTTGGTGTTTCATTGACTGGTATTTGCGATCACAAACTTCTAAATAAGCCGTCTCAAAAACTGGCAGATGCTCTTGATGAAATTCGCTTACAGTGTGTTGAAACGAATAAAGAACTCGCCGAGGCTCTTGGTGTTCCACAGTCGGCTGCAATCACTTGCGTTAAACCTTCAGGCACTGTTTCTCAATTGGTGGATTCCGCATCAGGCATTCACCCACGTTATGCTCAGTTTTACATTCGCCGTGTAAGAGCAGACATGAAGGATCCGCTTGCTCAGTTTATGATTGACAAGGGATACAAAGCTGAAGAAGATTTCTACAGCAAGTCAAACTGGGTATTCAGTTTCCCAATGAAGGCTCCAAAGAACTCCGTCACTCGCAATGACATGACTGCCATTGAGCAGTTGGAACTTTGGAAAATCTACCAGGATCACTGGTGTGAACACAAGCCATCAATCACTGTATACGTTGGTGATGATGAATGGATGGAAGTTGGTGCATGGGTCTATAAGAATATCTCAATTCTCTCTGGAGTTTCATTCTTGCCACGAGACAATGGTTCTTATCGTCAAGCACCTTATGAAGAAATTGATGAAGCGAAGTACACTGAACTTCTTGCGCTCCAAAACGTTGACATCAACTGGGTGGAGTTTATGGAAGAAACAGATACTACAACTTCAGCAAAGGAACTTGCGTGTACCGCTGGTGCATGCGAGATTTAAAATAGAAAGGAGAAAAATATGACAAAGTCAATTCTTGTTGGTTTAGTTGCTCTTGGTCTCGTTGGTTGTGGCGCAAAGGAAGAAGTTGCAGTTGAGGCTCCAGCAGCCGAAGTTGCTGCTCCTGCCGAAGAAGCCGCTCCAGCCGATGCTGCTGTTGTTGAAGCACCAGCCGCTGAAGTTGTAGACGCAGCACCAGTTGCTCAGTAATTTAAACTGAGTTACTAAGAAAGGGGACTTCGGTCCCCTTTTTTTATTTTTGACTATATAAACCTATGGCATATATTAATGCAAACATCCCGCCCATAGAATGTTATGTGCGGACTAATTTTCTTCAGAACAGAACAGAGTTCGATGAAGCGAAGGACACATATCTTCCCGTCCTTATATTCGGCGTGGCGTCGATACCGCATCGTGCCCCGCTTTTTCATTTCATCATGG